TTGGGTCTGGACGACCAAAACTGATTGGTGATAAATAAGAACGATTGTTCAGATTGTAGTGAAAGAATAATTCAATAAAAGGATTATCTTTATTGAATGCGTAAGGCACGATACGAATTTGGGTTTTACCTGGTTGTGGTTTCCATAAACTTGATGTGCGATTGTTTGTGGTCTGTAATTGACCGAGACGTTTGCGAATTGCATTTAAGTCCATTTTTCATTCTCCTATTTTTATTTTTCATTTGTCATTTGTTAATCAGTATAACCTGATACATTAATAAGTATTATATATATTTGGAAAAACATACTTTTTTTTTATTTTTTTTATAAAAAAGCCCCATTGTTTTTTAAGTCTGTATAAAAGGTGGAAACTAAAAATCGCTGGGGCTTTTAAAATCTTTGGAATTATATTGGGGATGTGAGATTAATGATTACTCACAATTTCCGTCTTGGATTTTTTTTAACTCTAAACTTTGTATCTATCAGTTACGATAGTTCATCTCAAGGTGGTTATTCCTCATTGATGTGAATACAACTTCTATACAAATGCTTTATCTCTCCAAGTGTAGATTATTCAGCCATTAAGTAGGATTTCAGTTTTACCCTTACCTACAATAGAGTCATAAGAATCATCTTATGTTTTTTACGGAAATACATTAGACAATATCTGTCGATATAGATAGGTAAAATATTTTCCAACTATCAAGTCACCACAACTTTGTCTTAGATTGCTATATGGGCTTCAAATGTCTACCCATTATTCTGCCAATCCCATAGAAAGTTAATTAATCTTTCTACTTTTCCAAATTCCAAATTGTCAAAAAACTAATACTTAACTAATTAAGTATATTTATATATATTAAACAAAAACCTCAAAATGAGATTTTTTTTTATTTTTTTTAATTTTTTCTGAGAAGTTTAACAATGGTAGTAAACATCTTAGGCCTTACTTTCGCAGCTTCCAAAGCATCTTTTCTCATCACCCCTTGACACCCAACTGGCAAAGAACCCCAAGTCAAGTTTCCAAGACGAGTATCTGATTCAATGTCAATCCAACTGGCATATCTGAACAAACCACACAATGCTTCCAAAGTGATTCTGTTTGTTTGTTTACCTAACCTCCTGTCTTACCGCCGTTAACATCGCCCTCGCTGGACACGATAAGATTTCCGTGATGAATTTACTACCTAATTGTCAAATAACTTACATAATAATATAAGAATAAAAAATGAAAAAGTCAAGCTTTTTCTCAACTTTTTTTTCCTACATCAATTATCAAAAAACTTACACTATAATATACTACAATGTATTGTAAAAGTCAAGCTTTTTTTTTATTTTTTTTAATTATTCCAAGTCGTAACATCTATGATTTGATGTATCTTGGTAGGTATTTTTGATAAGCCGGATTCGTTCGTTAATTTCTCTGATAACTTCATTCAATGCATTGATTGTATACAATGTATTGGATTGTTTCTTTCTATGTAGTGAGATTGTATCGATGATATTTTCTTCATAGTTTTCAATGAACTCTACATTATAAGTGCAAATCAATTGATTTGAATCATCTTTGTTTTCAAAGACATAAATCTTGTCATATAAAATATCATTACACGAAACTATAATGTCAACAATTTCGTTTAACTTTGATTTACGAGTAAAGGTGCATAGTAATTGAGTTCTCATTTTTTAGCTTTCTCTTTAATATCATTAATACCCTCTTGTAATTGTCCATTTAGAGCTTCTATTTCTTCTGATGTAAGTATCTTTTCTTTCTTATTTAATTGATTTTTAATACTTTCCATTAACTCACTCTTTGACATTGCGACTCCTCTACCACCTTTTCCACCAGCGCCTGCTCTTGAACCACCGACTTGACTTTTATAAGTTTGTATGTATGAATCACTCGTCTTTGGATATACTTTATTCCAACCATAAGTAATACCCTTTAACTCTTTAACATCCATAGCTTTAAGGTCATCCTCTGTAATTCCACCATTTCCACCTATTTCAAATAATTGTTTGTAGTGTTCTGTGACAAACTTTTTAGATTCATTTTTGATAAAAGATTTCATTTGCTTTTTCTTTATTTCATCATCAGTCGCTGATAGAGCTTTCTTTGCTCTCTCTACTAATTGTTCATCAGTTAGAGATGACTTATTCATATTCATTTCAGTTTCCATCCATATCCAATTCTCAGGTTCATCTTTACCACCATTATCAAGTGATAGTCTGTGGTCTACATTTGATGTCCCTATTGATAAAGGTTTTCCCGTTACCGCGCTTAAACCACCACAAGCCAAATATGACTTTATCATTTTTCTATCTCTGTTCCAACCTGGACCTGGATTTTCTTCAGTTCCTTTTCTTATCGAATCTGGGTCAGCTGCCCCTTTAGTTTGTAAAAAACTCATAACTTTCTTTTTACCACTAGATTTAATTAAATCAATAGCATCATCTATATCTTGTTCAGTAACTTCATATTGTGGAATTTTTGGCCCATTACCTTCAGCAAAATCTTTGAGTTGTCCCCATTGTTCTTTTGTCATTTCTCTAGCACCTGCACCAGTTTTAGTTTGCTTAAGCTCTTCTATCATCAGGTCTACTGTATCACTTAAAAAATTTCTTCTTTCAAATTCACTTTTTGTAGCACTAACGATTTGTTTGTCAGTCATATCTTTTGGTATCTCTATGTCTAATTTTGAAAGATATGCTTTTGCTGTGTTGGTTTGTTTTGTTGAGACTTCAGGTTCGTCTACTTTTGCTTGGGGCGCTGGTTCACCTGTTTTAGGATTACCCATATAATATTTACCACCTCGGGGTCCAACTTGTAGTTTTACACCACTTGGCCCTTTACCTTTTTGAATGTATACTTTACCGACTTTTTCTTGTAGATTTTTTAGTAATTCTACTCGCGCATCAATATTCCAATTATGTTCTTTTAAAATTTCCCATAATTTCATTAAGTGTTGTTCGTTAGTTAAATCTGGAATGCCAGAAGAAACTTTATAACTTAACTCGTTGAGTATTTTGTCAAAATTATTGCTCATAAATGACTGTTATTCCGTCTGTTTCGATTCTACCTGTGGTATATAATATTTCTAATTCTTTTCTTGACAAATGAACCACAGTAGGTTTTCTAAAATCTATTTTTTGTACGGTTGGATTTGCTATTTTTTCTTTTTGAATTTGTTGTGGTGTTTTAAAAGGTGGGTTGTCTTTATCTGTTTGAACTTTACCCAACTCCATAACTATGTCTGATAGTTTTTTCATTTAAATTTCTCCGTTATGTCTTGCATATCGTGATAGTTTACCCCTTTACTAATTTTAACTGGATATTTTCCACCACTCTCTATTGTTTCTTTTACCATATTTAAGAATTCTAATCCGTCTTTCGTATCGAAGTCGAATAAAAATGAATCATAATTATACAACACTAACTTACTTTCATAGTTTTCTAACTTGGGTTGTAATTCATTCAAAATCTTGATATTGTTTTCTGTTTCCATTAATTGTATCATATAATTGAACAATTTATTTGGATTCATATCTTGTAGATTTTTCTTATATATCGTTCTATTATAAATATAAGATTTAACAAAATTGTTAGTTTTGTAGTCCTGCCAAAGCAACTTAATGTAATCATTTACTTTCGAAAAGAATGGATTATCTGATACCTCGTCTGAAATTCCACCATACAAATACTTAAATGATAGGGCTTTCGCCTCATCATAAGGTAATCCATATAGTTCTGCCATATGTTCGTGGACTGAACCTTTTGGAAACTTATATCCTATGATTTCACCAATTAATCGTAAGTGATACGCATCAAAGTCCATATCGACTAATACCCCATTGTTAAATCTACTGATGAATTGTTTTCTACTTCCGTCTGATTTATTTAGTGCTGCAAAGTTCATACCACCAAAACGATTACTTGGACGACCTGTTGATGTGTAAGGATTATACTCTGAATATACTATTTTTTCATAGGTTCTCAATCCATTTTTTTCTATTTTGTGTAAGTTATCTAATATTGTTTGGTCTTGTTGTTCATATGATTCGTATAATGCTTTCGATATTGGTTTTAAGTATTCCGCATGTTTTACCAATGGAATCAAATCATTAGTGTTTTTGTTGTTGTAATATAATCTATTATAGTGATGATGTGCAGAAGTCAAGTGTTGTTCAATATCATATGATTTATTGTGTTGTAAATAATATGACCAATTCATATCACGAACATCTTTACTGATTACCAAAGTATTGTGTTTGTATTGTTTTAAGTCTTGAACAAAGATAGTTTGCTCAGTTTGTATAATTTCGAAGTCGTCTTGATATTTTTCTGTATGATGAATCGGAACAATATATTGTTCGTCTTGAAAATCAACATAATAACAACTTACACGATTCTCTTGTGGATGTGCATTAACATCGGAATACATTTGTAATAATACAAATGGTTTATTCTGTATGTATTGTTTGAGTTGATTGAATAGTGTATTTGTATTTACTATAATCATTATAACCTTTATTATAAGTATTGATTTAATTAATCAAAATGTAATTTATCTCATATCCATTTTACTTTGATTAAAGTCGAATCCACCTTTGAAACTATCTGGCTTTCCACTATTATCTGATGGATTTGAATTTTTATCTTTATTGTTTTTGTGTCCGTCAGTTATTGGTTTATCATCATTTGATTCCAAGCCAACATAATTACCTTTAACTTGCATTAATGTATTTCTATTAACAATCAGTTCATCTAATTCTTGTATTATTTTTTCGATAATCGCTTTCTTTTCTGCTTCAACTGAAGTTACGACATCATCCATATCAAAATTACGATAAATATCATCCACCACAAATGCGCCAGCGTTTTGTCTTTTTTCTGTAAGTGTTTCACCTTCCAATTTCTTATATTCTTCTTTAACTTCTTTTATCCAAAATCTTACATATTGCCAAGAAGTTTGTAAACTTTCTTTTATTGCTGCCCAACCCTCTGCACTAAAGAATTCTTCACCTTGTAGACCAAAATCTGCTTTCATCTTTTCAATTTCTGCTTCCGATACCTCTATTTTAAAATCATCACTACCCTTTTCTGTTGCTAAGTCTCTTGCTCGTTCTGGGTCTCTGACCTTAAGTCTTTCTTTTGCTGCTTTGATTTTTCTATCAAACATATCTATTTTTGCTTCAACCACTTCAATTGCAGATTGAATTAAAAATTCTTCTCCTGTAAGTAATTGAGTTATATTCCACTTTTCATCTTCTGTTAAAGGTGGTTTTATTATTTCTTCGTTATCAGGGTCTTCTGTAAAAGTTGCCATATCTAATCTCATCATCGCTTCTATCTTCGTTTCCCAACCTGATGTACCTACAGTGTGTCCAACATTTGATACTTGAAAGTATGTATGTTTTCTGTATATTTTTGGTAGATAATCTACTTTAAATAAATCACCAGGCAACAAACCTCCTACCCCATCTAATGTCATTGAGATTTGAATCGGTATAATTACTTGTCTCTTTTTTATATTAGAATCTGAATTTTCTTCCAATCCATTATTGATTAAATACTTCATTCTTTTCTTGAAGTATGTAGAGAAGTTTCCATTTTTATCATAAATCCCAATACCACCTACGAATTCGTTTCTTTCTAATTCTATATCTTCATCGATTTGTTTTAAATCTTCACCTATTGACTTAACATCTGGAAAAGCAATACCATAATCTGATAATGCTTTTCCTGCATGCCATAGATTTTCACTTGTATAGTCATCTGGATGTGTTCCTAAACCTATACCATCTTCATTATCGATTGGAAATATAAACTCTTTAAGTAGTGGCACATTATCATTATCACCTTTACCACTACCACCTGTATTTGAGTTTTTCTTATCACTACTTAATAATGCTGCATATGCTTTTAATTGTAAATCTTGATTACCCTCTTTTGTAACTGAACCTGCTATTGATGTATTGGTCGCATAATTTGCTATGGTTGCTGCTTGTGAACTAATGTTAACCGATAAATCAAAAGATTTTACAATTGAATTCTTTGAATATAATGGAAATACAAACAAAGATTGTGGTCTTGCTTCCCCATTTTTCAATTCATTGTAATCAATAAAATCTTCTCTTCTGGAGTGTTTCTTTGGTTCTGCCGGTTTTGGTATTGGTGGTGGAACTAAGTTATCATACACCATCACTCTACCTGTTTTCTTTGGGTCTTGTGCTATATTGAATGACCAAAATCCACCATACATATTTCCTACATCTGCCCAAAAACTTCTCATACCTTGTTGTAATGAATTCATATTTTCAAAATGTTTTTGGAACATCTCGATTGGAAATACCATATTTCTTATAGAACCATATTCATCTGAACCATTTTGCGCAACTACAAATGGTTGAAAAGATTTATCAATGTAATCATATACCGCTCTTACTCTGGCTAATTCAATTCTTGTTTTTTTATCATATATCATACTTGCCAATAATTTTTTATCATCAGGCATTTCAGCAAAAGTCTTTTTAACATTTGGATGTGTTCTTCCAGGCAATACAACACTATCTAATCCTAATGTATATACATCTTTAGATAAGTGACAAATGTTTGGGATGTCTGCTTCTACTGATGGTTTAAGACCTGTATCTGATTCTTCTGGTTTGTTAGTTTCCTTAGCATATCTCTGAATAAATTCAACAGTATCTACACTTCTTACTTCTTGAAAATATTCTTCTTCATTATTTTTTTGATGACCTGTTCGGGTTTTAAACTTAATATTAAAATAACTTCCTAATATGTGGTCTTCAAACCAACCCCAACTGATAAGATACCTATCTTTTAATCCTTCGGGAACTTCCATAAGTGCATTGGCAGATATCGCATCATTGTGAACAGTAAATTTCATAATTCCATTTTTAGCCCAAAGTTTTATATCACCTGCATTTGTTCTGATTTTACCAGTTTCAATACCTCCACCTCCTAATTGTGTCGGAAGACTATCCAAGAAGTTAAAATCACCTAATCCCTCTAAATATCCTGCCATAGAAATATCATAGTGTTCTCTTAGTTCACCATCTTGCCAATATTTTACAAATGATTGCCTTGCCAACTTGTTAAAACGTCCTAAATAAATACTGGCAGCTCCTACTGTTGCACCAATCGCTGCTCCTGGAATTGAAAATAAACCTGCTCCTGCTACACCACCTACTACTGCTCCTCCACCGGCTGCAACTGCAGCCATTGTATTAAGTTGTCCCCAATTTATTGGGTCAACATAAGTATCTGCTTGTATATAATAGTCGATAACTTTATCAAGATTTCTTACTACTGATTTATAGGTTGCTTCTGTTTTCTTGAGTTGACGAAGTGTTCGTGCGGCATCTGGTTTTGGTAATTTATCAAATGTTCCGTCTATATTTTTTGTTCCTTTTGCTGCCTCTCTTACTTTTAACGCTTCTGAAGCTATGGTCGGTGTGAGTTGAGCTGGTGTTTCTTCACTCGCATCATCTTCATTTTGTATTGTTTCATTCAATACATTCTGTCCCCTTGAATGAAGTGTAATTGTTCCTGTATAACTACCATCAGCTCCTAATTCATATTTGTAATTTGAAACCGTACCAACTTCACAACAATAACTTCCTGCTCTGGCTAAATTTCTTTTGTAGTTATCCGACAATAAAGCAGCCATTTCATCACTTGTTATTTCTGAAGCTTGGTAGTCTAATTCTTTATCATTTAATCCATATCCAAATTCAATCGCTACTACTTGACCGTGTCTTAAAAATGTTGGTTCTATTCTTTCTTCAAATTCAATTGGGTCTGGACAAGACCAAGCTATTTCAATTTGATTTACAAAAAAACTTTTTTGTGTTATTGAAATACTTGTTATTCCGGCCTCACCTCTCATTGATGTAGGGTCTTGAGCTAATTCTCTTTCTGCTTCATCATTGTATTTGTTAAAAGTTAATGGACGATTTATTTGTGTGTTTTTATTGGTATCGAAGTAACCACTAAAACTAATTGGTTTATCAGCAACCTCTTGACCTTTGACTCCAGGTGATGTTATTGCTGCAGTAACCCTTGCCCAAATCGCTTTATATAGATGTTGTTCTATTGGATTGGATGAGTCTTGTGGTTCTAATGCAGTTGAAGTAAAAAAAGGGTCACCTGCCCCCACTCTATTCCTATTCAACGCATCTATTCTTCTGAACAATGCTCTTTGAACCGCTGGATGTATTGGTCGTTGTGATATCATTTTTTACTTGTTTAGTTCGTTATAGTCTTGTAATATAGATGTAACATTTTTTGGTATTCTATATTCTTTACCTGGCGTAACATACATAGAACCTCTATTTTCATTGTTTGCTCTTGAAATTATCCACCACAAATCTTGTTTTCCGTAGTGTTCAAATGCCAAATTAGAGAATGTTGTTCCGAATTGTCCACGAATAAATACATCAGAGTCACTAATAGGTATAGATGGATACTCTATACGATTTAAATATCGTGTTCCATTTTCGTCTTTGAATGTTCTTGAATTTTTATATCTCATTTTTATTACTAAACCACTATAACTGCATTACCAGAATCATTTTCTACGTAGTAGTTTTGTCCTTTTGAATTTGTTTTTACCTCTTCACCATCAGGTCCTTTTGGTTGTGCTGCAGAAGCAGAAGCTGCTGCTTCAGCTGCTGCCGCTCTTGCGGCATCTATTTTCTGACCAACAACACCTTCGAATTGTTTACCTGTCATAGTTGGTGTTTCTTTTCCGATGTATTGGAAATCTAATGCTATTTGACACAAGTGTGGAAATTGTCTTCCATCTTCTAACTCCCAAGCAGTATTGTCAGGAATGGTTATGTTGACTGACTTGAAAAATCCTGGTGTGTTATGAAGTAAATCACCAAGTGTTAAATATATAATTGGTGCTACTGGTCTTGTTTGTAAATCATTTTCTCTTAATAAATTTGTATTGTCATTATCTGTAAAGAATTGTTTATATTCTGGATGGACTAATCCTTTTAGATAATTTACTTTATCCCATATAGTTTCTATTTCACCTTTGTTTAGTGCTACAACATTAAGAGTAAAACTAATGCTTCTTTCTGTTGTTCCGTAGATGTAAACCTTATCGGGTCTTCCAATGTATTGAATTTCAGTTGGTGTTTGTGATGAGTTATCTGTAATACCACTTACTAACGCTGGAAAGATTATCCACCTACCATTAACAGCGTCTCTAATTCTAAATTTTATAAAATCTTTTGGTAATCCTATTGCTTCCTTTCCTTCACCTTTATAGTGTATTAGATTACCTATCTCTCCACCATAATTTACTTGTAATTTTCTTTTCCTATCTTTACTGAATAGTGTTACCGCTCCCTTTCCATTTTTCTTTTTTCGTGGAAGACCAATGATTCCTCCGAGAAATCCTCCGATACTTCCATCACCTGTGTCTACGTGTCTATTTTGACTTACATTGTTTGGTAGACTTGTAACTAAAGATAATGGATTATAAATTCTTGTATTGCTATCTGCATTGAATGCTTGTAAAAAGAATTGTTTTGCTACGAATAGTTGACCTTTTGATTCTGTTAAAAACTCACCAGTTCGTCTCGCGTCTTCCGCAGTTCTCTCTATTTGTAAAGCTGCACCACCTCTAAGTAAACCACCATCTTTGTTTGTTCCACGATATCTTTCACCTATTCTCTTTTTACTGGCAAAGTCCTCTGTTTGAAATTTAGTGTAGTTGGCATCCGCACTCTTTTCTCGTTCGATAGATAAATCTTTCCTATCGTATTTAACATCTGCAAGGTTTGTTTTTAAATCTATTAATGCCATTTGTTTGTCCTACTCATATATAGTTCGATTTTGTGCTTGTTGATTAATCAACTCATTTAATTTTTCTTCGTCTTTACTAAATCCAGCTTTTAAAATATCATTAGTTTTCTTTTGTAAATCTTGAACTGTTTCTTCTGCCTGCACTGCTTCACCACGAGCTATCTTCATCAAGTCATCAGCGGAAACTCCAATCGCTGAAGCTATTGAACGTCTTTCTATTACATTCATAGCTTGAATGTCACCTAATGAACCAACTTGTGATGCGAGTTCTTGAGATAGTTGTCCTATTTCACCTTGTAGTGCAAGTTGTCTTGCTCGTTCAAGATTGAAAGACTTTCCTGTTATTACTTGTGCTTCGAATTCATTTGTTAAACTTGATTCGAAGTCTAATAATTTATCTGCTGCTCCTAACACTGCTGACAAATTACTTCCAATTTTTGCTGCCTCAATAGCTGCATTTGCAAATCCATCTGCCCCACCTTTTGCGAACTCAGCAAACTTTTCAGTATTTGCTGCTATGTCAGCGATAACTTTACCAGCTGCTACACCCTCTGCTTCTGCTAATTTACCAACATTTTCTACAATCGCTTCACTTTGATTAACTGATACTCCGAATGTATCCGTCAATGACTTTTGGAAGGCAACGATATCTTTAGATGCTGCACCAAATCTTGTTGCTAATCTTCCAATATCTTTAATGTTGTTTGCCGTTACATTTGATAATGAACCGAAAGTGTCTACTATTTCACCTGCTATTGCACTAGCGTCTTGACCTGTCCCTAACAACCCAAAACCGGCCACTGTAGTTTCTTTGGCTAATCGACTGGCTTGGGCAAATGAAGTTCCCAATTCTTTTGATAAATTTCTGACTTTAAGAAGTGCTGCAGTTATTGCTCCTGCAATTATTGCTAAGATTGCAACTATTGGGCCTAAAGCGGCTTTAAACGCGAGACCAAATCTTTCTAACGGAGCTTTTGAACTATCTAATGCTGGCGCAATGTTAGCGAAAGGTGACAATACCGCTAATTTAACTCTATCACCCACTGCGTCAAAGTCAATAAAACCGGCTATGGCTGAGCCAATAATCGGGATAGTCTCTATTTGTGACTTTATCTGGCTTACAAAATTTTTAGCTGCGTCTGCAGCCGTATCAGCTATGGTAAGTGACTCTTGCTGAAGTCTTACAAGTTCCATCTGTATATCTTTGGTTTCGTCCGTAATTTTAAGAAAGTCAGTAGCTTCTCTGGTTATACCTTTAAGCTTTTTAAGTCTTTCCGCATCTCCGTCATCACCTTGCTTTATAATACGGGCGATTTCTTTTTTTACATCATTTAAGAATCCCTGCACCTGAGCGGGAGTCATATCAGTAAAGTCGACATTAAGTAAATCTTGCATTTATTTCTCTTTTGGGTTTGTTTTTATGCGTATTTGCGAACAATAGCGTTCATCTTTTTAGCAAAATCAGGGTCTTGTTTTCGCTTTTGAGCAATCTTGTCTAATATCTGTTTCTCTATTTTTTTGATATTAGCTTTATGTTGTTGAATTTTTGGGTCAGCTGCTAGCTTTCTCTGAATATCTTTATGTGCTTTTCCTGTTAAAACTTTTATAATTAAGTTTGACAAAAATTCTTTAACTAATGTTTTATTTTCTTTTACAAATTTTCTGTTCATAGTTTTCTTCCGAATGTGATTACTCAATAATAAATATCAAGTTTTAAGATTTTTGGAAGTTTGGACGAGAGATTTGTGAATCTTGAGATTGCTTATATGAATCAGCTTCTTTCTTTTTTGCGTCTATTAATTTCCTACCATAAAATCGTCTTAAAGGAACTGGCATATTGTAGAGTTCGTTGTGATTGAATCCATTACCATAATAGGCAATGTTAAAGAGTTCTTCGTGTATGGCCGCCCTATTTTCCGGCGGCTGGCCAAAAAAATTCTATCCCGAGTGGGACATCCAACCTATGTTGGTTCCCTGTTTGACTCATATAGTCAAACTTCAACTCAATGTCGGGAGTAATGGAATCTACATATTGTCTGTATGCTCTTGTATCAAGTGCTAAAAACTCATTATCAACAAAATCATTAATAAATTTTCTGTCGTCATTTCCATCTACTGATAAAATTGATTGTTTCATACGAATAGATAAACCTTGAGAAATTCCTGTAAGCTTTTCAACTTTTTCATAGTCTTTCAAAGTTTGTTTTATTTCGTCTTCGTCTTTATGAGTTAGTAATTTGAATCCAATTACTCGTTTAGAATTAGGTAATTCAAATGAAAAAGTGTCTTCATTTTCGTAAACCTTTTCGTTTATTTTTCTATGTTTTAATGATGTTAAGTCAATAGTGTATTCTACTCGTTCATTTGTATCTGGGTCTAAAACTGAAATCTCATAGTTTTTACCATATCCTAAAACACGAGTTCCAACCATAAGTGCATTTTTATCACCAACTAACATATCATCTAACTTAATTTTTGAATCTGCGATGACACTTTCTAAAAGTTTGTCAATCACTATACCTTGATTAATTAGATTTACGGAAGTTAAGATATCTTCCTCTTTTGCTGTCATATATTTGACATCTATTGTTCCACTACGCAAAGGACTATCTTCAGGATACAATAAACCCTGTGATGGTAAAGATAGAACCTCAGTAGGAAATCCATACTGATTTTCAGCCATTTTTACTCCTTGATTATATAAGATTAATAACTTATTATTTTTTCATTATCTTTTCAGCACCTGCGATACCGAAAGAACCTAATGTTACGAATACAAATGAATTGTATACCATATCATTTATAACTAAATCTTTTCCCCAAATTCCTGTTGTTAAATCAACTACTGCAAATAATGTCATTACTGCAAATGAACAAAAACCAATTACTGCTTTTTCATTAATATCATTGTCGTCTTTAAACATAGCCCACATAATTTATCTCCTTAGAATTGTAGTATTGCGTAGTCATACTGAAGTGTTAATGAAACTTCTGCTGGTGTATTTGCAGAATAGTCCATATCACTAAAATCTGCTTGTTGAATGAATGCACCTTTTAATGTCCACTCTTCAACTTTATCACCGACTGGCCCTAATACATTGAATGTAATATCTTTTTTGTATTGGTCTGAGTATCCATCACGACCTGTTACTGATTCGTGGTGTTGTCTTACCCATTCCATAACTGATTGTGCTCCTGATGGAACGATTGGGTCGTATAAGGTCACTGTTATAGGTTGCCAAGCTGCTTTACCTTTCACATATCTCTTGACATTTATATGGTCAAGTGTGATTGTTTCAAATTGAATTGAAGGTCTTGCCATTGTTTTAACAAGATATGCTGGTATTCCGTCAATTTCCATAACGAAACGATTTGCCACTTTTGGTTCAAACGGCGTAAAAAATATATCATTTGGGTCAAGCATTTCAGCCATTGTTGTTCTCCTATAAAGAATTTTCTTATTACAATAATAAATATAAGAAAGTCAAAAAAAGTGAATACTAAATATGATATAGTTTTAGAAGTTTTTTAGAAGTTTTTACTTGACATTGTCATTTATTCATTGTATATTATAGTATGATTGATGAGATTATATGTGAAGAATGTGGCGTTGAAATAGATGGTTTCTTTCTTTGTGATGATTGTGAAGAAGAATTATTTGAAGAAAACGCTTGACTTTTACAAAAAGAATAGGTATATTATAGTATGTTAGTTAGGATGATAATCGGTAAGTATGTGATTGGAAAAGGTATTGTTCCTTTTCTAAGATTTCTAATAGAACAACTGAAAAGATTAGAAGAATTTATGTTTATGTATGGGACTATGAAATTCTATTATGCCGCAAAAGATAGACCTTACTACGATATGTTGAGAGAAAAAAGATTAAACGACACAAGATTAATAGAAATTTACGGAAAGGAAAACTTGTAATGAATGAAGTTATAACAACTGATACTGAAGGTATTTATATGAGAGATTTTGCTGATACGAAAGTTCCAAGAGCTTTTGGTTTTGATAATAGGACATTTACTATGAATGTCTATCAATATGCACACAATCCTATGGAATTATATGAAGCTAATCAGAATCAACCTGAATTAAGGTTAGAATATTATGAAGCTCCTTATCTTGAACAAGCTTGTTATAAAGATATTCCTATGATGTATAGGTGGAACCCGACTATTAGGAATATGATGAGAACGGGTAATTTTAGAATTAGGTATAGGGGTTGTAGTAAAACACAATATGGGTATAGAAGAGCCCAAGGTTATTGTTTGGCTGAATATGCCGATACCTTTGCTATATATCCAAAATAATTTATTTCCAATCAACGCGATCCAGTTAAAACAAAAAACCCCCAAATAAATGGGGGTTTTTTTTTATTTTTCATTTCCTATTATTCAGGAAAAGTTGCGCCTGTTGGTTGAACTACAAAGTCCAATACGATGAACTCAGCTGTTCTTGTAGGTTGGATAAAGATTTGACCAACTAATTGGTTTCTATCTACAACATCTGGTGTGTTGTTTGTTTCGTCCATTACTACTCTGAATGCTGTTAGTCCTGCATTTGCTTGAACTTGTTCCATATATGGATTTACAATGTTCAAGAAACGACTTCTTAAAGCACTATTGTTTTGTTCAAACACTAAGAATCTTGAAGATGATGCGATGAACTTTCTCAAGTTAATCAATAATCTTCTTACATTGATTCTATCTAATGCGCTTGGTTTACCTTGAAGTGTTTTCTGTCCAAACACTACTACACCTTGACCAGGGAAAGTTGCGATAGGATTAATACGATTTTCGTATAAATCATCTCTTTCCAAGTTGGTTAGTCTTGTTTGTGCTTCTAATACTTCTGTTAAACCACCACGATTTAGACCTGCTGGTGCGAACCACTCTTGTCCTACTCTATCGTTGTTTGCATAAACACCTGGTAAAACTACTGAAGGTGGCACCCAAGTTGGTTTACCTTTAACACTATCTAAGATTTTTACCCAAGGGTAATATGTTCCTACATAGTTTGAGTCTATTGTTTTAACATCGTTGATTGCTCCTTGAATTGTTCTTCCATAAACTGAACCATCCATAATGTAGAATGTATCTGCTCTATCCTCAACCTTATCGATTGCGTGATTTGTTACTGCAGAGTGTCCTCCACCTAATCCGTGAATGATACCTGGTGTTGATAACAAGTTGATATCAAATTCGTCTGGATTAGAAACTGCGTTAATCGCTCTTTTAAAGGCAACTGAACCACTTGCATTTGCGTCTGTAAAGTCAAACCCTTGTGAGTTAGCTGTTGATATGTTAGTTCCAGTTTTTCTATCTGTTGCTGGATTAACACCATCAAATCCGCCTTGGAAAGGAACTTGGAATTTCAATTGTCTGAAATCTGAACCACTCAATGATAGTTTATTATCACCTGCTGAGTATTGTGTTCCTAATGTTGATGCGTCATCATTTCCATATGCGTCCTCTAAACTCATTGTTAGGTTGCTTCCAACTGCTGCACTTGTTGGTAGTGGTGCTAAATATTGTTGATTGTCAACATTATTAAAGTCAAATCCATAGAAAACATTTTGGTCAAATGTTCCACGATTATTCTTTTGTCCACTTGAAACTGATGTTCCAACAAATGATGCTGATGGGAATGTTACTGCGATTGTACTACCACTTGGTGTTCCAAGTGTAGTGTTGTGTGGTTGTAATACTTTTCCGAATCCCATAGGAACTAATTCTTCATTTATTCCTGTAAGATTACCGTAATTACTAATGTAAATGTATTGTGATTGGTTTACATAATCTCCATTGTTGGTTAATTTACCATTTGAATCGATTGTAGTGTATTTATCACCAATTGCTCTTGGTAAGTAGTTTACACTATCTTCATCAAATGATAGATTATCGAAGCTTTCCAATATAGTTCCATCATCTAATTCACCAGGATTGTTAATCATCACCTGTAAACTGAATGAACCATAATCACTACCTGCTACATCAACTGGTCTTTTAATATTTGAAATACCAATTTTGTATTTGGAATTCAAATTACTTCCGTGTGAACGAGTCTTTACTTTGAATAAATCTGTTCTTGCGGAATTCACTAATTGTGATTGAACTGCTGGTGTAGTCGCTTCGTTGTAATCAAATGAAAATGCCTCGTCACTACCACTTTGGACAGTAACTGCGTCATTTGCACCTGCTCTATTTTGTGTGTGTTGGAAATTAGAATACACATAAACTGCTTGGTTTGCGTCTTGTGGGTCTTCACTAAATACTTTTGTAATATAGTTAGCTGAACTTGAATCAAATGATAGTGCAAATGCTGATGTTTCTCCTGCATTATTTGTATCAAGATTCAATGTAAATGTACTTGCTGAAGGTACTCCCATTACGATTGAAGCACTTGTTGGCCCTGCTATTTCTGTTGAGTCAGGGGTTGTTGCGCCTCTTGAAGGTTTAAGTGTTGCTGCGACTAAGTGTCCAAATGAACCACTAATACCTAATACTACTGTATCATTGGCGTATCCACCTAATCCCATCACACGAACTATTGTTACTGTTCCTGCACTACGAAGGTATTGCTTCGCAGTAAAAGGAACATAAAAGTCTTGGTTTTCTTTACCAAAGATTGTTTCAAACTCACCCATATTACGAATTTGTGTTGGAACGAATGCCGGGCCCATTTCTGTCGGGCCAATTAAAGCTGCTCCAATATCACTAATTCCTTGTGGTAAGAATGATAAATCTTTTTCTCTGGTAAAAACACCAGGACTTACTATTCTCTCGGCCATTATCTTTCTCCTAAAGATTGAAATTATTTACTATGAATAAGTATCAAAGTAAATTCTCAAAACTCATCTACAAGGGTAATTATTTTGCTGGTGTGAACACACCTGTTGTTGGGTCGAGATTCCCTCTACCATACTTTTCATTCAATGTACTAAGTAATTGTGCCTCACTCTTTTTGAGTTCATCATAATTAGTTTCTACACGAACTTTTTCATTTACAATCTTTTCAAGTGTTTGTTCTGTTTGCATTCGAGATATTTCTAAACTTCCTAATGCTTTCTCTATACTATCATACCCTTGTTTAAGATTTTCTAATGAAGTTAATTCTTCTTGTGTGAATTTTATTTCTTTTTTTGTTGTTTTCTTTGCCATTGTAACTCCTTAATATACTTAAAGTTATATATAAATATAAAACTATTTGTTCAAACAATCACAATTTTGTTCTATTTGTTGAACTTTTTTCTGTAATTCTTTTATTGATTCTATCAATAGTGGGACAATTTTTTCATACTTGACCGCTTTATAACCTGTACCTCTTGTGGTTACGACTTCTGGTAAAATTTCCTCAATTTCTTGTGCAATAACACCAACATCGTGTCCTTTGTATGTATCTTGTTTTTCATTCCAATCAAATGTGTAACCACCGATTTTGTCCATCTTTTCTAATGGATTTTCAATTGGTGTAATGTTGTCTTTTAATCTTTTGTCTGATGAACCAAATGCGATTACATCACCACTTGCTTCTATTTGAGAACCTGATATATTTGCGTTGAATTGTGCATTACCAGCTGCCGCCATATCAATATCGAGAGCGGTAATGGCTGTTGAACCATCTGTTCCTTTAATTGTAAAGTTTTTATCAGCGGTTGCGACATTAAAAACCGCATCTCCACTATTAGCGTTTGATAATTCTAATAATTTTACATTATTTCCATAAAAGTTAATCTGATTATCATCTTCAAAATCTATTTTTGTTTGGTCGTCTTCACCAATTTTAATATCAGTTGCAAATAACGAAGTAATTGTTGTTTGTGCTGCTTCAACTGCTAATGTTCTTGTAGATGCGATTGTTCCACCACCACTTAATCCATCACCAGCTGTGATTGTCACACCACTATGGTCTATATGTTCATTCGCCACAAAATTAGCTAATGAATCGTGGTCAATAGTCCCTTGAGTAGCCGTTCCAACCGTACCAACCAAGTTACCATATACATTGGTAGCTTTCATATTGTTTGTTGCAAAAACATTCAAGAAAGAACCACTATTACTTGAACTTACACTACCAATTGAATCGATATTGAATGATGAACCAGTTACAAATAACGAACCTGTAAATTGATGTGTATCATCTGCTGGTGTATCACCAAATCTTGTAGAACCACTCATAATTGATGAAGTCATATGAGTTACTGATGAACTTACAATATAGTTTCTCGCTATAACATCACCCTCTGCTTCAATATTTCCTGTTGTGGTCACGGATGCGAATGTTACATTTGCAGTTGTTGCTACATCCTGCCCAATAGCGATGTCGTCTGCATTTGCAGTAACACCTGTTCCACCGATAACATTTAAAGTTCTGTTTGATGCGATTGTTCCACCACCAGTCAGTCCTGTTCCAGCTATAACACTTACATCTCCGTGAGCAACGTGTTCGTCTGCTACGAAGTTTGCCAATGAGTCGTGGTCTATCGTTCCTTGTGTTGCTGTTCCAACCGTACCGATTAGATTACCATATACATTAGTTCCCTTTACATTATTTGTTGCAAATATATTTAAAAAAGAACCACTTGCACTTGCACTAACATCACCACTTGCAGATATTGCTGCAAATAATGGTTTTGAAGTTGTTGCAACTGCCTGTCCAATAGCAACATCATCAGCGTTTACAGTAACTCCTGTTCCGGCTCCGACTGCCAATGTTCTTGTTGATGAAATATCTCCACCACCTGTTAGACCTGCTCCAGCTGTTATGTCAACACTTGTGTGATTAATGTGTTCGTTTGCTACGAAATTTGTTGTAGAATCGTGGTCAACTTGTGCTGAACTACTAAATAAAGTATTACCTAATTCTGTCTCAGCAGTCGTTACTCTTGTAGAAAAACTTGCACTTGGTGCTACAAAAGAACCACTAATGTCAGTAGCTATTTGTGCTGAACTTGATAATATAGTATTACCTAACTCCGACTCTGCGGTTGTAATTCTTGTTGAGAAACTACCACTATCAGCGACAAAAGAACCACTAATATCAGTAGCTATTTGTGCTGAACTTGATAGTAGTGTATTTCCTAATTCCGTTTCTGCAGTTGTTACTCTTGTAGAAAAACTTGAACTTGCGGCAGTAAAAGAACCACTAATGTCAGTAGCTATTTGTGCTGAACTTGATACTACACTCGTCCCTGTTAAAGGGAATTTAATTTGTTTTGATTTTAAATCTGCCATTTTTCTCTTTTATTTTTTCCTTACTTATAAATATCTAACTATTAAATTTACCAAATCCTACGACCTCATCATCATTTTCCAATGAGTATCCTAATGCACTTGTATCTAACCTTAATTCTAAATTTGTTGATGTCTTTTGTGTTATCGTAAAGGCATCGTTTTCAATCATCATACCATTTATAAAAAATATAAAATCATTTTCAGTCGTAGTAGTCACTCCACTTGGTGCAGATGCGGTTACCGCTGTGAAACTTGAAGTTTCTGCTGCTGTATAACTACCTGTGTGAGCAAATGACTTTCTTAAATATGCCAATTTGTTTGGAACATTTAGTGTTGTCAAGTATCCCTTGGTAGCATTCTCAGTCGGTAATGAAGTTGTGCTACTATCAGCTAACGAAGTATCATTTGATATCTCATTAATACTATAATTCTCTAACTTAAATGAGCCAGTTATATCTGCGCTACCTGATTGTTGATGAATATCATCTAAACTATCACCATATATCGTTGAACCACTTTTAAATATCGTAGATGAACCCGTTACACTTACTTCGAGTTTATCATAGTTCAATTGTCCAATTGTTTCCATTGATGGAAATGTAGCGTTTTCTGTAACGACGATACTACCCGTATGTGCCATTACATTATTTGAACTACTTATAAATCCATCACCTAAAAATAGATTACCTATCTTTACGACATCAGAACTTGTTACTGCTCCAAACACAACATTAGAACTTGTTGCAACACTTTGTCCAATACTAATGGTTATGTTTTCATCAAGAATACCTTCCACATCAAGAACCGAAAACTCAGTTCCATTGACATTTCCCAATACTCCAGTCTCTATTTTAATCTTTAATGGATTTTTATATTTTAATTCAGCCATTGTTACTCCTATGAATTAAATTTACCAAATCCAAATATCTCGTCATCACTTTCTAAAATATATCCAATACTACCCGTATCAACGTGTAATTCCAATGAACTTCCTTTTTGTTGTATTCCTATGGCATTATTTTCCATAAATTGTCCATTGATAAAGAATACAAAATCATTTTCACTTGTTGCAGTGTATCCACTTGGAGCGGACGCTGTCACCGCAGTAAAACTTGCTGTTGTGGCATTAGTTATACTTGCTGATGATTTATAAAAATTCTTTCTTAAATAAGTTTGAACATCTCCCACTTCGGCGTCAACATATGATTTTACTGCATTTTCAGTTACTAATGCAGTTGCACTTGAACCTGCCAATGTTGTATCATTTGATATTTCATTTACCGAATGTCCCATTAATTCAAATGAACCCGTGATGTCAACACTACCTGTAAATTGGTGTGTGTCGTCTTGAGAATCACCAAACTTTGTAGAACCACTTGCAAATATAATTGATGCTGAAGTAAATGTTGTATGAAATTCATTTGCTGTTAATGTTCCTGTAATTGTTGTATCACCTTGAACATTAAAATTACCCGTGGTTTCTAATGAACCTGTAATATCAATACTACCACTTATACCTGTTGAAGTATATAATGTAGATGAATCACCAACTTGTATTGAATTACTTGCTGTTACTTGATTGAATAGAACACTATCAGTAGTTCCCACCGGTTGACCGATAGATATTGCCTGTGTTAGTGCACTTGCACCATTAAATCCAACTCCGGTATTTGATATTGTTACACCTGTACCTTGTGTTAAAATAAATTGATTTGCAACTGAAATCCCAAAAATACTTTTATCAGTAGAAACTCCACCAACTCCTACTCCTGTTGGAACTACCTCTGGCTTAAAAACATCCGTATCTACATCCTCTCTCATAATAATTTTTTTAGGTGTTAAATACTTTTGTGTTGTGTTCTGATTATCAAATTGTTCAGGTAAAATATACCCATACATCGTAACAGTAAATGTGGTCTTAATTAATTTTTCACCCTCTATTTCTGTCGCGTCGGAAAAACTTTCAATTGAACTTCTAAATCGCATTTTACCAGGTTCACCCCAATATGCTCCGTCTGAATAATTAACCTTTTCAACAATGGTGTTCATTTGCTCTATATAACTTGTCCATATTGTAAACTCATATGTCAATGTTATATAGTCTGGCATTGTTACATTGTAAAACTCTTTATTGGGTGTTAGGTCTTGTAGAACACTAAATTTGTCATAACGATTTGTATGTGAGAACTTCTTTTCAAAACTATAAAATTGTGTTGGTTTGTTCGCATCCAACTTATCAATAGGTATATCTGTATTTTTTGCTATTCCTGTTCTTTTATATGCAATCAAAGGAACAATAACTTGCTTTTTCTTATCCCTTAAATATCCTTGTCTTTGAATTTGAAACCAACGTTCTGGTGATGCGTAAATGCAAGGAACTTTAACTTTTTCTTTATTGACTTCTACTTCTGGTTTGATTACTTCATTGAAGTAATACATAATAGCAGAGTCCATATCCATCAAACCTACTGAAAAGTTTTTTACATCATCTTTTGCTCCAGGAGAATTACGACTAACTTTTGTCCCACGATTAAAGATTAATCGTTGACTTCTTGGTATCGGTTTATTTCTTCTTGCCATTAATATCCTCTATATTCTTCTAAGTTTGTGGTTGGCATTCTTGTTAGTCGTGCTTGTGCAACTATTGAGTGACTATTATCTACATCTCCACCTACGAGTTGATTCTCATCAAATGATATAATTTCAAAATAACCACTATTCCATTGACAAATGTCACCAATTTCTGGCTTCAAGTCTACTTCTACTAAGTATGCTCTTTGAAATGCAAATGAAACACTTTGACGATTATCTACACCAAAGTCATCTGTATTAAAGTCAAAACCCTCTGCGTTTACAATACAAGGTAGTTTAACTGGTTGTTGATAGACTTTTCCTTCAGATGCTTCTCCATACATATTTGATTCAGTTTCATAAACTGATACTCTGTATAGAATAACAAATTGGTCTATAATTCCATCTTTAGAAATATTCGGTTCACCGAGTAATTCTCTATTAAACTTTTCTATTGTGTCCAAATCCTTTTTTGGATAGTATCTTGGCATTTTCTTATCCTATGTAGAGTGGATAAGGCACTTTTCTTAACTTCTCTTGTTCAAATTCACTTTCGTCCTTTGAAGCTTCCATTAATGCCTTACGACTTGTTTGTTCAAGTGTTTCTCTTAATTGTTCTACTAATTGTTCTTTTTCGGCAGTTGCTTCAGCTCTTAGTGTATCTCCGTCTAATGAAACCTCTGCATTTGGGATAGGGATTGACCCGTATTTACTACGAACAATACCTAATAACTCTTTTGATAATGCCAATCCATACTTACGAATCCATTGTTTACCCACATCGTTAATTTGTGAATAAGTAATAAAATCATATCTTGCATTTGAGTAATCAGATACCGTACCTTCAGAACCTGAATATGGATATCTTGTTCTTAATGGATTATCTCTATCTTCTGTTTTGATATATTCAATCCACATTGAACCTGATTCTGTTGGAACTGGAAATACTCTTAATTTATTATTCTTTATTTCAAAAGAGTATGCTGATTTTCTGATTTGGTCATTAAACTCGATTGCTTGCATTCTTAATAAGTCTGCATACATTGGTTGTAAAACAAATGTAATGGCTGGTGACATATTACCGAATCCAAATCCATCTAACATATTGTAAGTTCCCATACCCGTTGAAGCATATGGGTCATAATAACGAGTCACCGCTGGACTTGCCTCATAGTGAACTCTTTTTACCTCAATACTTGCTCCACTTTCACTCGCTTCACTAACTAACTCATTTAAGTCATAAACTTGACTACCTGAATTTATTGAGACTGCAGTTCTTTTAAACTCTACATTACCACCAACGTGTGCCTCACTACCATAAGTTTCTGATATAAAGATAGTTTCTGCTAATGTTGGTCTTATTCTTTGTTGTGTAAAGTTTGAACTCGTTGATTGTCCCTTTAAATGTAATAAGTTATCACGAATGTTAAATTGATTGACTTGCGCACTATATTCAGAAATAGCTTCCTCAAAACAAGCGTAAAATTGAGTATCTTGTAACTCAACCGCTGTTATTGGGTATCCAAGTCTTTGAGCACACCATTTTGCGAATTTTGGGCCTTCTGATTGAAAGTCCGAGTCTGAATCATATATTGCGAATGGTGTAGAACCGCTATCAGGATGTATTCCTGAACCGCTACCGGGCCATATTGCTTCTGTAGCCATTAAAATCTCCTATTAATAGTAATTGTATATACATTAATAAATATCAATAATTAAATTTTTGTATAAAAAAACCCCCTATAAATAGGGGGCTTTTTATCACTATATAATCAGCTTCAGGACTGATTAATTAGTTATTAGTCAATGTATCCACCAACATTACCTGGGTCTATTGCGATATCACCAGCTGCGATTAGATTGTTTCTTCCTACTATTCTTACCAACCATTGAGTTGCTGATAATGAATAACAATGAATCTCATCACCTACTAATAGGTGAGAATTGTTTAATTTAACCATAGTATTTTGTGTACCGTGTGTTCCAGTTGCTGTCGTACCAGTTTCAATCAATGCTGTGTTGTTTGCAGTTGGTTCATATACTTGATATGTAATTGTGTCTGTTGATTCCTCAACGACTGTAATACCTACAAGTTTTGAAATTGCTGCTGCATTTTGTGGTAAAATACAAATGTATTCACCTGCTTGACTTGGTGTTGGTAGAGCAAATGTGATTGCGTTAGCGTTATCAGTTGCGCCTGGTAAACCAGTTGCTGTTCCCCAGAAATAAGTGTGACCACTTACTAATGTGTAGATTGATGTATCGTTATCGATATCTACCAATAGTTTTCCTGGTGATTTAAATGATGAATCTACTGCAATTGTTGTTGCTCCTGATAGTGTTTGGTCGTCTGATAAAGTAACAATAGAGTCACATAAGTTATCGAAATAATTTGCGTGAGATTCTCTTAGTTTACTTTTCAGAGTTACTTTTGCTGTATCTGCCATTCTTTCTCTCCATGCGTCAAGGGGATTTCCTGCTTCCCTCAACCTTTAATTGTTAGATTACAATACCCACGACATCCGTCGCCAGGGCTGGAAATAATCTCTCGTATATAAGTATTGAATTTTTATATAAAAAAACAAAAACCCCCAAAATAAATTGGGGGCTTCTGTATGCTTAATCAGCTATTAGTATGTGTTGAAATACTAACTATTATACATAGTTAACATCTGCAACTACGACTTTACCATAGAATTCAGGACGAACCATCTTCTTAGCGTATCTTGTCATCACACCTTTTCTTGGCGTGAAGTTTTTAGGGTCGTATACTAATGGTGTCATAATTAACGGCACATATGGTGAATACACCGCACCTGTTTCAAGGAAGTTAGCACCTCTAAATCCTACAAGGATTTGGTTTTCTAACATATAAGGGTTTTTGTAAACAGTGTATCTGTTATTAATTGCCCCTACCTTTTGAACACCCATAGCGAATTGATTTGTGTTAGCGTCACCATCTGCTGAAGTTGCGTATCCAGGAATTGATTCAAGGATTGTTGCAGTTTCAGGAGAAACTACGATGAAGTTTGCTCCACCTCTTAGTGTCTTCTGGTGAATTGCGTTACTTACGCTTTGGATTTTGTTTCCAAGTGTTTGGAACCAGTCACCTTTAGTGTAAGCGTTTGAAGCACCACTTGATTCAACAAATGAATCAGTTCCATCATATTCGTATCCAACTCTTGCTGACCAGAATTCTGTTTTTGCTGAAGCGTTAGCCATCAACATATCAAGAATTTCTAAATCAATTTCCATTGAAATGTATTCTGATAATAGTGATGTTAACTCTGCTTCTGCGTCTACTGAATGGTAAGCGTTTAAGTCTTGAGCAAGTTCTGGAGTCCAGACTGCTTTTAACTTACGAGTTTTAGCGATGATTGGTATGCTCTTTAACGCAATGTCTAATTCAGGAATATCAATGTCACCTTCTGGATTAGCGTCAACTTGTGATGCTGAAGGTTCGAAATCTGTTCTGCTGTAATTAGTTGCTGGTTGTTTGTGATATTTCACAACTGCGTTTACTGGAGCGGCTGTTCCAGACTTTCTAACAATAAATGTTACTGTTGAAGCTGAATCTGACCACTCTGTGTAAGCTGGGAAAAACTCATCAAAACCAGAACCTGAAATTGAGAATGCTCTCACTCCATCTTCGTCTAGGTTTGTGTATGATGCTTTCGCAGTTACAATTTTTAATAATGCATTATCTGCAGTATCGGCGATAGCTGCTGATGCTGATAGGTCTGGTTCAAAATCAACATCTTTCCAAGTGACTGAGCCAGTTGAGAAAGTTGATGCTGAAGCTGCTGTACCAATTAATTGGACTGCAGTTTCTTTATCGTTGATTGAGTATCCGAACTTACCTGCGCCATATAGACCGCCTGCGGCGTCTACGTCAGATGCTGATGTGTTACCATATACATCAGAGTTTTCAGTATGGTTACCTGTTTGGGCTGTACCATATTTGAAGTCAAGATAGAAAATCAGACCAGAAGGTAGATTCATTGGTTGAACTGACACAAATTCTTGTGCTGCAAGTTCACCAAAAATTCTACGAACTAATGGAAGGGCTACGCCACTCCATTCTTCTGCGTTTTGACCACCTGTAATAGAAGCTTCTTGGATTAGCTGTCCTGCTTGGTTTTCAAGCAATACTGCCATTCCGTGAACTTTGGTTTCGTCCTCAAGACCTTCTAAAAGTCCTGTTGGCTCCCATTTCTTGACTAACTGACGAGTCTGCTCAAGTAGCTGTCTTTGTGGATTATATCCATCCATCAAAGATTCTATTGAATTTAATTTACTCACGGTTAATCTCCTTAAAGTATGTTTGCTAATTTCTTGAATCTTGCTTTTAACTCATTTCCTTCTGCCAATACCTGTGCTTTCGCTGGTTTTGTAGAACGAACTGGTTTTGAACTTGAACCTTTAGAAACTGACTCACTAATCTTAGAAGGTTTCTTAAATGATTCTGCTAATGTAGCGTATACCAATTTAACTTCTCTTAAGTTTTTAGTTCTGTCAAAGTTTTCTACAACTTTTAGTTTCTGGTTGTTGTTAAGTCCAAATGCTCTAAACAATTTGTTCGAGAACAATAGTTTAGCGTTCAATAAATTAACTTCGTTTAATTTTGCTCGCATGAATTTTACTACAGTACGAGTTTCCTGTATTTCTTTTTTGAGTTTTTCATTCTCTTCCGCGTCTTGCTCTTCTTTGTCTTCTTCAGTAAGTGCTCTAAGAACTTCGTCAAGGTCTAAGTCTTCTTCGTCCTTGTCTTCAGCTTCCTTAACAACATCGTGGTCGTCAAGTTCGTTACCTGCTGGCTCGTCTTTACCTTCGCCTTCTGGTCCTTGTGCACCTGTCTTTGAAGAGTCATTTGCTTCTGGATTGACTTTGTTATCAGATTTACCAATATCAGATGATACATCGTTTTCATCGACTTTTTCTTCTTCGTCTTTGTCTTCGATTTCATCCATTTGGTCTTCGTCATCAAGGTCTTTTTCCAACTCAGCTAATACTGATTCAAGGTCAAGTTCGTCTTCTTCTTCCGCATCTTCAGATTCGTCCATTTTCTCTTCTTCGTCTTTATCTTCAACTTCGTCCATTTCCTCTTCGTCTTTGTCCTCAGTTTCTTCTTTATCCTCAGATTCGTCCATTTCTTCTTCTTCTTCTGCGTCTTCTGTTTCGTCCTTGTCCATCATTTCCTCGGCATCCATTTCTTCTTCTTTTTCCATTTCTTCAGCGTCTTTCATTTCTTCTGCGTCCATTTCTTCTTCAGCTTCCATTTCATCCTTGTCCATCATTTCCTCAGCTTCCATCTCGTCTTTGTCCATCATTTCTTCAGCTTCTTCTTCGTCCATGCCTCTTTCTTCAGCATCTTCAGTTTCATCAGCGTCTTCCATTTCTGTAGCGATTTTCTTTGACAACATAGATTGCAAACGTGGTGTGAATGCTTCCTCAAGTGCTATTTTAGCGTTTGCAAGTGCAGTTTCTCTAACTGCCTTAGCATCCGCAATAGCGTCTTTTAGTAAATCATCCATTATTAATCTCCATAATTTTATTTGGATTCAATATAGTTATTGGGAACTATAATAAGATTAGTTTTAATCGGTTACACTATATGTTGTGCGAATGCACGATAGTGTATTTATTTAGTAATAAGTATCAAGTTTGTGAAAAATATACACACTTTGTGTGATTTATTTTAATCGTCTTGATTTTTTAATTTTTCGTATTTTGCTCTTAACTTTGCTTTATTTCTTTGTTCTCTTTTAATAGCCGATGGCTTTTTGTAAAAGGAACGCTCTTTTAATTCAAACATAATGCCAGAATCTTTGACTTTTCGTTTAAATATTTTAAGTGCTTTTTCTACTGATTGACCCTTACGAATCTCTACTTTTAACAACCTTTACTCTCTTTCTTTTGTTTATAAAATACCAAATAGTTTGTCTAATTCTTTTAATGCTCTACGATTACCTTTCATAGCAGCCATAACCATCAATGCATTTCTTCTTCTATCTGCACCAGAGTCTAAAACATCTATCAAATCATCTGCGTCAAGGTCGTCATACTGGTTGACAAAATCTCTAACATCTAATGGTGACTTACCAATCATTGCTGCTACTGTTTTAACATCTTTGTCTCCAGCTGTAGCTGCTTTCTCATTTAATTCTTCTTGTTTTAACTTGTATGCTCTTGTAGTGTCAGCAAGTGTTGGTAATGGCTCACCAAACTTTCTGTCCAATACTTTTAAACTTGACTCTGATAATAAGTCTTTTAATTTCATTATCTTATTCCTTCAGCTTTTGCTTTGTAATTTTTGTCTACATAGTTGAAAAACTTTTTCTTCTTTTCATCAGAACCTAATTCGTCTGGTGAAGATATTCCAAATTTTTTCATTGCTTTTTGGAAGAATGCTTCGTAATCACCTTCTTGAAGTTCATCTTTTTCTTCTTCATCTTTGTTGACTTGTTCTGCACCTTCTGGAATATCGTAGTAACGATTTAAGATACTACCCATATCTTCATATAGTCCAGCTAATCTTTGTTGAACTGATGATGCTTCTTCTGCAATCTTTGAAAATGATTTTGAATGATTGGTTAATTCTTTCATATTACGAGTTACCGTAACTTTATCAAACCAACTTTCAGTTTCTTGAACCGTGTGTGTTGCTGCCATTTCTGCTATCTTAGATAGAGATTTTGCAGTTTCTTTTAATGATTGTTGTTGATAAAGAGCTTCCCCTAACTTGTTATAGTTTTGTAAAGCTTCTTTAACTTGGTTTGATGATACTTTTTGTGTTTGTTCACCATATTTTTCTTTAACGATTTGTGATAAAGAACCATATCCTGCATTAACTGCCGGTGTAGAAACTACACCACCCACTAATGAGAAATTCTCTTTTACTAAATCTTTTAACTTTGCCATTTTATGTTCTCCTTGTATATAAATATAAGTTAATTCTTTTTTCGTCTATTGTATTTGTTAAATCTATCTCTTACATCATAGAATAATCTGGACAATACTTCTCTTTTAGAATTACTTGCGTCTCTAATGTTTCCTTGTTTAATACTTCTTGCCAAGTCCATTTTGTCATACTTCTTGTTTTTCATATCTGATGTAAAAATACTAACTGCTCTTTGTTGAGCTTTTCCAATTTCTTTTCCTGCTTTGTTCACCGCATCTACTGAAAACTTTTGAGCTTCTGGATTTGAATATCCAGGACCCACATTAGTAATTCCAGAAAATGCTTCATTCATATGTTGTGATTCAACATTTTCTACCGCTTTTCTAAGAGTTACTAAAGCATTCTCTAATTCTCTTGCCGTGCCTGGAAATTTATTTTTTTTCAAAACTTTTGCCATTATCACTATGGAACTATTTAGACCGAAGAATTCTTTTTTCTTCTTGTTGAATGCTTTGATAGCAGTCTTTAACTGACGCTTTTCATTGTCAGGCATTTCAAATTTTTCGTTTAATATGTTTTTTAACTTAATCATTATCTAAAATTCATCGTCATAATTGTATTGTATTTACTTTGAACATCTTTTGCATATCCCTCAGTATCACTTCTGGTAAAGTCTGTTGTTCCGTATTTAATTTTGTCTTCTTTTTCTTTTTGAATTGAACCCAAGTAATATCCATAGTATTCATATAAACGATTTAATTGTGAACCTACGGTTGCTGCTAACTGATATGCTTCTGATTCACCAGTCTTTGCGGTTCTATTAGATTGATATTTATCAATAAAACTTTTAACTTTACCTGTTGCTTTCTTACCACCAAGCGCTGAATCAATAATTGATTGACAAAAGTTAGCTGCTTGTTTAACTTTTTTGTCTAATTTTTTAGGGTCGTTAAGTCTTTGTCTTAACAATTCATCAAAGTATTGGTCATTAATTCTTTTGAATTCATCATTAGTTGTGAACTTTGCTGCTCCGAATTGAGCTGCTTGTCTCATTTGTCGTTTGATTCCAGCGCCCATATAAGGTTGGTCTTCTTCTAAATTAATGTGGTGAAATTTAATACCTGGTATTTTCATTATTGCTCCTAATGATTGATACCCATAAATGTTTGCACCGAATTGTTTACCTCTTGAATAACTTTTTGAACCTGCGTCCACATCTGGCACATTACTTCTTCTACCACCATAACGATTTCCTGTGGTTCTTTTACCTGTTGCGGTCATTACATTGGTTAATGGTTTCCAACTTTTTGTATACCAAAGTGGTTTTCCGTCTTTCAATACTGTAATTGCTGTAAATTTATCTATACCGAAATCATAATTACGAGAGTATCTTGTTTCACGACCTTTACCCGGCACCGTAACATCTTTATCCACATATGCAATCTCAATACCTTTTTTCTTTGGTTTAGTATTGGTTTCTATTTCTTTATCTGTAATTTTATCCCATTGAACACCAAGTTTTGCTCCATAATTCCAAAAGTCTGAATCTAAACCTCTCCAATCATTTGCTAACACACGAAGTTTACCTGATGAAAATGCTTCAGTCATTATAATTGAGTGTTCTCTTATGATACTTTTAATCTTAATCATTATATAAAGTCCCTTTTACCTTTTGATTCTTCTTTGTAGTATTGAAGATTTTGTTTTATCAACTTTACTGCCTGTTCTACTTTCTTCTCATCCCCCTCAATTCCAATATAGGATGCGTAATTTCTTTCCGGGTCACGATTTTCTGGATTACGAAACTTTCCTGTGATTGGGTCATTACCTGTCACGATTAAAATGTTACGACCTTTCCATTGAAATCCTTTGTCAGGTTTACCAATCTTTGATTTCATAGGAATACCTAATGCCTTTAATACTTTTTTATATCCGCCTGGTTTAAAACCTGCTAAATCAAATCCGTGTTTTGCTGTTCGTTCTGTTAAACGAAAGTCTTTCCATTTGGCGTTCATATCTTTTATAGTTTTTTTATCCATTTAACCTATCCTAACTTGATTACCAAACTTACTCCACAATTTAGTCATAAATACATATAATTGTTTTTCGTTCATTTTGTTAATTTTATCTTTTGCGTTTTGTGGTGCTTTATCATACACTCCTTTAAATAAACCTGCACTTAAAGCGTCTACGGTTCTACCACCGAGTTTTCCAAATGATTGGTCATTTGCCATTTTTAAGACTTTTTCTACACCCTTACCTTCATTTACTGATTCTTTCATATCACCACTATAATTCATAGCCCAATTATCAAATGCATCTAACATCTTTGAAATCTGTCTTTCTTGTGGACTACCATAAGGATTTTCTTTAAACTTACTTTTTAATGCACGAAGTTCTTTTTGACCAAAGTTTTCGTATCCACCTTTTTTAGCCCATTTTTTCATCAATTGTTTTTTAACTCTTGATAAAGTTGAACGAACTTGTGATACACTTGCTTCATTTACTGATTCAACTGGATTAGTTATGTAGTCTGTTGCTTTTGCTAAATAATTCTGTGATAAAGTTATTTTATCTGTCCACCAACTCGGTAATGAATCTTCTTTGTTCATTCCGTTTAGTTTATTCAATAGTTTATTTGAATCTTGAACCATAATCATTACTTTTCTTTTTGATGATGCGACATCTGTGTGTCCGTCTTCGTTGATGTTTTCTAATTGTGCTTTGTCCATAACATTTACTATCTTTCTTAACCCACCATATATCCTGTCTAATAATTTCTGTTCTTTGTCATCTAAGAAGTAGAATGAATTGCTACGATAACTACTTCCACCAAGTTTACTCATAATAGAATATTCAAGTGTAGATTTAAATTTTCCGTCTGCTAACTTCTTTTTTATTTCAGTAAAGTCAAAGTCTTGGTCTAAACTTCTATCTTTTTCCACAACTGATGGTGCTATAAATTTTTTGTATAGTTTTAGGAATGCTTTTAATTTATTGACATTTTGTTTGATTGGATGTTTGGCTAATGAACCTTTTAAGTTATTTGCTTGTTTGATGAGTAAGTTCATAGCCATTTCAAAATTTTTATTGAATTGTTGTGCGCCAACACGTTCTTTGATTACTGACTCATTGACATTTTCAGTCATATCCTTTAATGCTTGTTTAAATGCTTTCTTATCTCTTTTGTAGTCTGCCATTACCTGGTCAAACCCCATCATATCAACCATATCCATAAACATATCCTTTTCTTTTTTGTTTAGTTTGTTGATAATCTTTTTAGATTTTGCTGACATCTCGTTTACTTTTTTCATTTGGTCGTGTGATTTTTCTAATTCTTGACCTGGTTCAAAGTTATCACCTTTGTTCTTCACAACAAACACAACTGAATTTGGTTTTACTTTTTTGACTTTACCCATAGCGCCGTAGTGTGGACAAGTAGGATTGACATCCTTAACGATATCACCTGTTCCATATTGCTGTTCTTTTTTCATAGGTAGTCCCTTGTGCTTAGTTGATGCGAATTTCTTCACACTTTTCTTTTCCATATCCTTGGCTACATCTTGTGCCTTTTTAGTAAACTTAGATGCTGGTTGTTCACCTTTTTGGATTGACCTAACAATCCCCATAAATTTTTGTTGCTTTTTACTAAGTGCTGGCATTATCTATTGTATCTTGTTTTGATTTTAGATAATTCTTCTATGCCTTCATCTAATTCTTTTTTATAATAATCACCAAGTTTTTTCTTTATTTCTTTTCTTCCTTGTTCATATTCTTTTTCACTCATATCATAAATACCCGATTCATATGATGCTAATGTGTCTACTTTTTGTTTAAGTTCTTTACCAAGTGAACCCATCTTTTTAAATTTATCATCAAGAATATCGTAAACTTCTTCTGCAAAAGGTTCGTTTTTAGCATTTAACACACCCATAATTTCATCTCTATCCATTTTCATATTTGCTTTGTCTGCAGCTGATGACATTTCTTTATCTGTTTTCTTGTCTACTTTTGGTTTATCTTTGATTCCAAGTAAATCATTAGCGTCTTCTGGCTCCATTCCATACTGTGTGCTTGTTAACATCTTTTTAATTTTTTCAGGGTCTCCTTCAAAGTCTGCTAAGTTACCTTGTTGACCACTTCTAATGTTTTTAACTTCTACACCATATCTATCCGCAAATCTTTTGATATCTTTTTTACCGAAAGTAGAGAACTCTACACCACTTGCTTTACCCTTTTTACCCTTTGGTGCGTCAACAACTTTATCTTTACCGGCTACTTTAACAACCGTGCCTGGTCTCATTTTGTGCTTTTTCTTGTATGCCGCAAACTCTGCTGAAGTTTTAAAATCCAATTCGTTGATATTACGATTTCCAAATCTTGTTGTCATTTCTGATAATATTTTTAAATCCTTCATTATTCACCCCTTATAATATGGTTAATTATATCTTCTGCTTTACAATAATCACCACAAGTTCTACCTTGCTGTTTTTCTACTGACTCGTTCATCGGATATAAAAATGCTCCGTGTGTTGATGGATTTGATACAAAGTCAAATGCGATTAACTCAAAGTCATCTCCTACTTTAGTTACTTGGTCTCCGTTGGCTTCTTGAACCATTTCAACACTACCTAATCCTCTTGAACTGATACCTAATTTAATTCCGTTTTGGAATAATTCTTTTAAAATGTTTCCACTTGGTGTCGTTAGTATTTCAACTGTTCCTAATAAATTATCACCTTCAAAATGCATTTCTGTAATGTTATGAGATACATTTGCTAAATTCACTACTGACGAATCTGGATGGTCAAGTTCTCCGAGTGCTCTGTTTTGTTTTACAAAATTTTGGTCATACTTTTTTGACTCACGAACTAACACATCTCTTGGATACACTCTTCCGTTTTGATTTTTTGCTTCTGCTCTTTGTAATACACCTTTAACAACTAACTTTCCGTTGTTTTCTTTCATCGCTTCAGTAATCTGTTGTGGTGTTATACTGAATGGTATATAATCTACAATAACTTGTTTCATTTTAAATTTCCTATTTTATTCGCCATCTTAACTAATCTTTCTGAAATTTTTGTTAATGCTTTATGTGTGTTTTTCCAATAGTCTTCTGACTTCATATTTAATTCTGTTTTTAATTTAAGATTCATCTTTACGGTTTTGTCTAATTCGTTTAATGCGTCTCTAATTTCTCTCATTGAACGACCAACTTTTTGTTTTGGTGTCATTGATTCGTCGTTTCTCCAATCGTGGTAACGACCTTCGTTTAAACCTTCACCCATCATTTGTTTATTTTGTATTTCTCTTGCAAGTTGAACGATTGATTTTTGAGCTGCTAAAATAGTTTCGTAATGTTTATTGTATTTTGTATTTGTCAATTCTTTGTCACCCATTTTAGCGATGTTCCAATATTGTTTTTGCATTTTATCAAAATCTCTTATGAATTTTTTTAATGCATTGACTTCTTGTTTAGTAGCTTCTCTTAATTTTTTACCTCGTTTGATAGTATTGATATGTTTTTTATTTACATATTGAGATTGAAGTTGGTCTATTTTCATATCCAAAACTTCCCTAAATGATTTCTCGTTTGTTCTCGCTGCATATAATACTCTACCGATATCATATTCGTCTGCTAAATCTTTTAATGCTTCTTTTGCAATTGGTGGTGCGCCTGATGGTCTATATATTTTTTCAAGTTCGTCCATCATTTCACCATAACCTTCGTTTACTTTTTTATATCCCATAACATCTGGCTTTGGATGTCCACCTTTTGATGCGCTTGAACCACTAGCGAATGCTCTTGGTGTATCGTAATGTCCTGTTCCTGTTCCGTCTATACCGGCAGTTGCAGTTGTAGATACTTCATCAAGTTCTTCATCTTTTTTTAATTCTTGAACAACTAAATTTTTAATGTATTCTTTTAGTTTAGCTATCTTGTCGGACTTGGACATTCTTTAACTCCTTTATCAATTCATAATATCTCATCAAAGCAACCACGTGTTTATCTTTCACAACACTTCCCTTTACTGCTGTATCAGTATGACTGATAGCTTCTGTTAGTTTGATTTTTGTAATATCATCATTGACTTTAGGTAGTAATGCCTTTAGAGCTTTTTTGATTTTAACTACTTCATTGTCTATGAAACCTTTTAATGAATTTGTATTAGACACATTATTGATATATTCTTTCAATAAGTTCTTTTGATTTTCATTAAGAGATTTATATTTTGAATTAAATTTATCAACTAACAATTGATAACTTAATAACCTTAAATCTTTTTCTTGTTCCCCAAACTCTTCTATTATCTGAGATTTTCTATCTACTTTAGTAGTGTGGTGAACGATATGTTCAGTTATAGTGATAACTGAATCAGTTTTTTGAACTGGACCGAAGTCTTCTTTACCAGTTTCCGTTCCGAATACTTTATAAATTGAAGCCATAATTTTAAAATTAGGGATACGAGTATTAAAAAACTCTTTTATATCGTAATTTTCTTTTATAGTTTTAATTAAATTGTATTTTTCATTATTTAATCTACGATTAGATAACTTTCTACGACTCTTAACAACTGCTTCGACTAATTGACTAGCGTGTGAATCGCTTTTGTATTTTTTTTCTAACAAAATTGAATATAATTCGTATTCTTTACCTAATTCAGTATTTTTATTAAAGAATTCTTTAAATATTTTAACTGATTTAGGGCTTTTTGTGTCATTTAACACGTCAACTGTAATTTGACGAGATAAAAGTTCATAAAGAATAGAAGTATTCTTTATCTTGTTATGTTTAACATATAAAGACATTTGAGCTCCAAAGTATTTCTGTGTATTTTATCAATAATAAATATAAAACTTTCAAGAAATCGGTATTAATCCTTACCTTTTTCTTCCTTATATTCATCATATTCCTTGTTCATTTCATCTACTTGATTAGTTTCTTTAAGTATAGTTTTTGACTTTTTACCCATTGTTTTTTTCAAAGCATCAAAGTGTGCTAATGCAAGTGGTCTTCTGTTCTTGGTTTGCTTCCCTAATGGGTCACGACCTCTTGCTCCACTATCTTTGAATGGTTTGTTCATCTCTTTTGGTCTTCCACCTTGTTCATCTTCTGGTCTTTCATCTTCCTTTTCTCCATCGTCAAATGGGTCAAAGATAGAGCCTGCTACGGTGTCGGGTGGTGTTGCAGTATCATCTGCACCGATACCAACGGCTGCCATATCACTTGGTGTTCCGATTGCTTCTCCAGAAGCTTGTGGGTCATTACCTTCCATTTCAATCTGTGAATGTCTGAATTTCTGTTTTTGGTCATCAATGATTTGATTTTCAATTTCTACTTTTTGTTTATCTGAGAAATTAAATATATTATCATATATCCATTCGTAAGGTAAAATTTTATCTTGTATCATATCACGAGCTAAGTTTACTTTTTGTCCGAACAATTCAATTTTTTCTTGTTCATACATTGTTGAAGGACTTGCTAAGTTTAACTCAAAGTTTACTAAGTCTTCATCTGTATATCCTTGTGAATATAAGTGAACAACTGCAATCTTTGTTAACTCTGATATTATAATTCTTTGTATTCTTTCAATGGTTCTTGCAAATCTAACATCTTCTGCTGCTAATGTTGCTTTACCACCGACATTTTCATCAAACCCTAAGAATGCTTTTGGAACTCTTAGTGATGCTAATAATTTGTTTTTCAAATATTCAATGTCTTCTGTTGAATCATAATCAATACCACCCAACTCTGATATTTCAGTCCCATTATCCCCACCACGAACTGGCATAAAGAAGTCTTCTGTTAGGTTCTGCATATTATATCTTAAGTTATACTCACCTGTTGCCTCATCCATAAATGGTGTTTTCTTCATCTTGTTGATAATTCTTTGCATATAGTTATCAACCTCTGCAGGTGGAATGTTTCCGATATCAATCTTGAATACTCGTTTAGAAGGTGCTCTCATAATTCTATGAATTAACATAGCGTCTTCCATAAGTGTTAATTGTTTCCAAATCTTTCTTGTAGATTCAATCATAGATTTACCATAAGGTAAGAAGTTACTATCACTTGCTAATCTGAAGTGAGCAACTTGAAAGTTTTCAAATTCTATCTTTTGTTGAGAACTTGTTAACCTTTGGCCAAAATAAGGATGTGCACCTTCAATACTTTCTAAGTAGAATTTAGTATAGTAAGGATTTTCAGGGTCTTCTCCTTCTGCTCTTACAACTTCGTAAGGTGATAATGGAACTACATTCGTAATACCATACTTTTCACTTACATCTAAGTATAGATAAAAATCACCATACTTAACCATATTACGAACCCAAGGCCATAGATTGAACTCAATGTTCATAATGTCATAGAATAAATTATGTAATATTTCTTTTATATTTTCATTGTCAGTTTTGATATCAATTACTTCACCATACTCACCTTTCATAGTTGATTCGTCTGAATAGATATCTAATGCACTTGAAATGATTGGGTCTGAATCCATTGATTCATAATCTTTAAATAATCCCAATCTTGCTGCCATAACCTGATGTACAGTTGAGTATCCTGTTCCAACTAAATCTAAATTAGTATGTAGTTTGGAATATCTATCTACAAGATGACTCTTGACTTGATGTTGTATTTGGTCTGTATCGGCTATCTTTAATTTTTTACCACCGACATTTCTCACGATTACATTTGTACTGAATAATCGTCTCAGTCTTCCAAATAATGTTGTATCTGCCATTTTTTACCTCACTTTATAAGAGCCACTCTAATGACTCTTTATCTTTTGTTTTTCCTGGTTCCCACTCCCAACTATCATTTTTATTTATATCTTCGTTGGTGTATAAACCCTCATTGTCCATCATTCTGGTCAATGTCTTTTTTGTTAATTCAATACCTTCGGTTTTTAATCGTAATGCAGTATCACGAACCCAAAGTCCAATAGCAAAAGACATTACAAGGTCATCATTGTATCCTCGCATTGCTTCTGCTCTGTTATTTATATAAACGAAAGTCTGTAATTCATCAATCAAACGATTACTATGAACCACTACACTCTCCTCTCTAAAAAATTCTTCTAACTTACTAATAATTAGTGGTCTGGTCTTGGAAGTCGTTGAAAAACCAGCAACCATATTCCTTTCTTGTCTGTTGATTTTATTGTTCATTTGGTGTTGAACATCAACATATTGTAAGTCTTTACTTGTATAAAATAGATTAGGATAATCCCTATCTATTACTTGTTGGATTGTTGCCCAACCAATATTATTATTCTCTATAATAAGTATCGCATCATTATATTCTGTTGCTACACTTACCAACATATTTCCAAAATCTTTTGTATTTATTCTACCTTTGTATTCTGCTACTTGTGTTAAAGTTTCTAACTCAATGACGTGAAAGGCAGAATAATCTGTCCCATCCCCTCTACTAACATCTGCACATACGATATAACTCTTTGTGTAATTTGGTGGTTCCCATACCCAACAATTACTATCAATTCCTCTTCTTTCCATTGGGTCTTTACAATGGTTTTTTCGTAAGTTTTCCAATAGTGTTGCGTCAATTACACCTGTTCCAGATGTTAAGAAGTCACAATCACACTCTTGTGCTGCACTTCCAATTCCAAGTAATGTATCTTGTTCTTTTCTCCACTCATCACCTCTGTCTGGATGAACCGTCCAATGTAATTTAATTGGATTAAATAGTCCTCTTCCCTCTTCAGCGTCTACCCAAGTTTTGTGAAACCAATTACCAACTCCGTTTGGTGTTGACAATGCTATACATTGTCCACCAGTCGTTAAGGTAGATTGTGCTGCTGTCCAAATGTCATCAATTTTATCAATGAATGCCGCCTCATCCAATATCAATAATGATAGAGCTTCTGAACGAGCTGCTTCTGGACCTGATGATACTGCTTTAATCTGTGAACCATTACGATATCTCAGATTTAATTTGTTATCCTCAACACATCTTTGTTTCAACCAACTCGGTAGATTTGCGTGCATAACACGAACTTTCGTTACCAAGTTCTTTGCTACTTCTTGTTTGGTTGCAATTACCAAGATGTTTTTATCTTGTTGGAATGTCATCATCCACAAACTATATCCAGCTGTTAATGTTGAAATACCTAACTGACGAGCTTTCAAAATAACATTCATACGATGTTCTTGAAATTCATTAACAACTTTATCTTGAAACTCATACAATTCAAAAGGAATCTTACCTCGAATCGGGTGTTGTATCATACAATACTTTTTCATAAAATATGCCGGGTCTTGTGCACATTTTACATATTCTTTTTTGATTACTTCTTTTATTTGTTCTGCCATTAGTCTACTATTTGACCTGCTAATTTAACTGATGTAGCAGTCAACACTACTCCATATGTAAAGTATAACCACTTGTTTTCATACCATTTAGGTTGGACAAGTTTTACTTTTTGTTCAAGTAGTTTATTAGTGTCTTTTAGTAGATTAAGTTGTAGAGTTTTATTTGCAATCAACATAGAATCTATTGCAGAGTTTTCTTCAAAGAGTTGTAATTGTGATTCCAAATCTCCCACTAAGGAAACATTCAAACTATCTTTTAGTTCTAATTCCATAATAGTGTTGGTGAATCCTAAAACTTCTTCCTCTGTAAAGGTATAGGTTTTAGTTGTATCAACTTCTTGAGCGAATAGTCCCCCAAGTAATAATATGTATATAATATATCTCATATATATAAATATATACTACTTACTAAATTTCTTTAAAAATTTTACTGCGTCATCAGCATTGTCTTCTTTTACTGCTTCTGATGCTTTCTCAAGTTGTTTTTTAGTAGTGGTTACTTTTCTTTTTAATTTAGCTACTTCTTTTTTGTTAACTTTTTTCTTTGATTCAAGTTTTACGACCTCTTTTTCAAGTTCTTTAACTTCTTGGTCTTTTACTTTAATCTGCTTATCTAATTCTTTAACTTCTTTCTTTTTATTTCCGCCAAAAAATAGATTTAGTATTGCATTAATAATTCCCATTATTTTGCTCCTGTTAGTTGTTGTTGTGCTTTTTCTACGATTTCTCGTTTTTCTTTTATGAAATCTCTTGCTTCTTGAATTGTTTCATCAAATTTTTCTTTACCCATTTCCCACTTGTCTTCCTCTAACATTGGTGTATTTACACCTACGTTATTATACCAAGTTTTTTTACCATCTGTTTTTTCGTAATCATCTATACTTTGTTCTAAATCTTTCAATTGTGACTTCTGATTCTCTAACATTTTTTGATAAGCATATTCTTTAAACTCACCTTTAATTTTTAATTTGTTTTCATAATCTATTTGACAATCAAAACAATGTCCCATCATTCTCCAAAATTTATTATCGAGTTGTTTCTTCATTGCTTTATCACATTTAGGACAAAACCAAGGCATTCTAACTGATGCCATAATATCACTATGTTTCGACTTTCTTGTCTCACCACCTTTATTTTCTGGTGTTTTACCCTCGTATCCTACTTGGATATAATCTTTTTCGTGCTCTCTTCCACTAATTATGTCTTGTAATGCTTTATTCTGTCTTTCTGCTTCTTTTGATTTATTTGCCATTATAACTCCTTAAAATCTTAAACTACCTAATATTTGGTTGATTGGTGCAAATGCTCCTGTGAACTTGTATATATTACCTTTGTATTTAAATACCAAGCCTTCACTCGGTACAATTGCACTTGAACCACCAATAGCTTCTAATTTCTCTATTTGTATCTTTAATTTTTCTAATTTACTAACATTGTCTGGTTTTTGTAAATCTCTCAACGCTTTATCAACATCTTGTTTAATTTTTTTGACTGCTGCGTCTGGTGATACTGCTAAGAAACCTGACATATTTTTTAATATTTCTGCTCCGACTTGAAAGAACAATACTTCAAATGGTTTAATGTTTTGTTTGAACATTTTGTTATGGTCAAGTTTATCAGTTTTTAAAATCCAATCAACAAACTTTGGACTATCTTTAAAGTCTTTTTTAATTTGTCCTATACTATATGACTTATCAAAAAATGCCCAACGATTAGTTAGATTTACTAATTGACTTTGGGTTATAGATGTGTTGAATTGTTTTACTGCATTAAAAATGTATTCTTGCCAGAAAGACTGATGATACACACCTAATTTATCAGTATCTTTCAATCCATATTGTCCTTGTAATTTATTCAATTTACCTAAGAAAGAATTTTTCTTTGCTCCATAGTTTTGAACTTTACTCGTCTTTAAGAAATTAGGTTTACTAATTTTAAATGTTTTTTGTATATTTTGATTTACTTGTTTAATCATACCTTGTAACATACGAGCTGATTCTTTTGAGTATCCCTTTGCTCTACCTGTTCTATCGTATTCGGTAGTTCCGTGGAATACAATCTCTGCGACATCATAGTCAATAATATTTGCTGTTTGTGGATATATAACCTCTAAATTCATCCATTTGGTTCCATTACCAAAAATCTTTTTCTTTTGTGCATTAGATAAACCACCTATTGATTTTTCTAAATCTCTCATCGCACCTACAAATGCTTTTTTAATATTACCTCTACCACTAAACATATTAGCGATACCTGCGGTAGTTGGTGCAGTTTTACCACCATTTTTCAGATGACCTTTGTTTCGGGCTGCTTTTAATTGTCCACCAACCCAACTTATCATTAGGTTTTGTCCGTCAAGTTTTTCAGATACCTTATCTTCACGATTAAGGTTTCCACTTAACCCTATAATAATTATGTTCTTCAAGTCTGAAAACGTCAAATTATTATCATCAAATGGATGATTCATATGCCCGTATGCTCCACCCTCTAATATAAGATGTTCTTTTTGTAATTCTTTCTTTTTTAATCTTGGATTTAATGGACCTTCTAAATATCTTCTTGATATTTCACTATATTTTTTACTTACTTCTTTGATTATTGTTTCTGTTAAATCGTCTGGTTCTTGTAACGTGATTATTTTAACTTCTTTACCATTTGGTAATTTTTTAGTTTCTACTGATATCACTTTTGCTTTTGACTTAGAACTACGAGTTATTTCCCTTTCTCTTGATATAGTGCTTGATTCATCTCCGTCAATATATAAACCTCTAAGTTGTCCTTTTGAATTTGGTTCTATTCTAAACAAAATTGATGTTTTATCGCCATCACCATCAACTCTTGAGAATTCTCTTGCTGTTTCACCACTTAAACTAAAACCACTTGAACCGTGTCCAGATTCATCTGGTATTTCAACCATTTCTCCAATTTTAAATTCGTTTAATATTGCATTTGCAACATCATTAGGAACTTCTATACCTCGTTCAATAGCTTTATCAATATTGTTAGTGGTCTTGTGGGCCAAATCACTTATTCTTTCATTTCTATTTCGGATTTCTTGTTCTGTTGTGTCTCCGTCCTCAATAGCATTTTGAATCGCTTCAAACCCGCCATATTTTTTCCAACTTTCAATATCTGTTTCTAATTGTTTTTGTTCTTTTTTTGATAATTTCTTTTTTTGTTCTTGATATTGATTGCCCATTTCTTTAGTAAGTTCATCTAAATCAACACCTTTATCTGCTTTAAATAAAAAATCATCAATAAAATGTTGTGTGTCTTTTTTATCTCTAATAATGTCAACACCATCTTTCATATTTGGTTTTCTATCTGGTCTTACTAAAGCTTTTTCTTTTCTTTTTTTCCTTTTTGCTGCAACCTTTTTCATTTTTTCTGGGTCTATTTCAAATTTTGGTATGTTAAATTTTGGCACTTTAAATTTTGGTATTTCAAATGGTTTCATTTTTACTTTTGTTTTTGCTTTACCTTTTGGTGTGCAACCTGTGTCTGCTGGGTTTTGTCCAACACCACACATTGCTTCTATCAATAAATCAACATCTTGTTGAAAACTCTCTTGAATACTTTTCGTATGTTTGATACCTTTTTCAACATCTGGTTTCTTTATCAATGGTGAATCTGATAATTTAGGTTCTACATGCTCTTCACCAAAAAACTTAACTACTTGCCAATTTAGATTGGAAAGTATTTTATTTAATCTTTCTTTGTATTTTGGGTATGGGTTTTTTACACTTTCTGTGTTTTTTCTATTTTGATTAATTGTCTTTCCGTATGTTACGGTTTTTGCTCTATCTTGTTCATAGTCATCTGCCATAATGGTAAATGCCATATCTGCCGAGTCTTTGATTGGAAACCCTATCAACTCATATCCAATAACATCTGCGTGTTCTTTTGATACTCTAAAATAATCATCTAATGAACCAAAAAAATCATACATACCTTCATCTGACATATCACTTGCATTTACACTTGTTCCAAAACCACTAACTTCCTTTAAAATTTTTTTTACCTGTGGTTGTTGGTAGAATTCAAATAGTTTTTTAAACTTGTTAGTCATCATAGTGTAAACACCTTTATCAAAATAACCAAATGTTTTTTTAAATATTTGTTCTCTTTTTTTGTCGTCAAACTTTGGACTACCTAATAGATTACGAATTTCTGTTCCACTTGATATACCACTAACTTTTACCGTTGGTGCAGTATAAATGTATCCGTGTTCTTCAAATCCTTTTAAATTATTTTGATTAGACTTTAAATCTTGATAGTAAGTCAATCCACCTGATTTCTTTTTACCACCTTTTAATCTACCGGCGTCTTTTGCACCGAATACATAAACTACCGCTGTGGTATCTTTATTAAATTTTCTCAATAAGTTATTTGCCACATAAGGAACTTTTTCTTTAATGATACGATTCTTTGGAACTCCCATTTTAACCATATGACGAACTTTTTCATTATAATTCATTGGGTGTCTTGGTGGTTGTTTTATATCTGATGTTGTGATGTATGCTTCACCAAACTTACTTTGTAGTGCGTCAAATACTTTTTTGTGGTGTGGACCAAATGGTTGAAATCTACCTGGATAAATTGCTATTACTTTTTTAACCTTCGATTTTTGTTCGTTTACTTTTTTACTCGTATCGGTTTTCATAAATGGACCTCTACGAAGTTCTTTAAATGTTACCTCGACTTGTTGTCCGAATAATTTTTTAGGTGTTAAAATTCTTAACAAAACTTTTTCTGTTTTGTTGTCGACTTTTTTAACTTCCATATCTATTTCTTTATATTTTTTACCTTTGTATGGTAGATTAAATCCTGTAATGTTTTTGTGAACTTTTCTACCCGATACTGCCCCTTTTGCTCTTTCATCAATTTTTTTATATCCACTACCATAAGGAACTGATGTATTACCTTTCTTTTTCATTTTCTTAACCATCTTACGACTTGGTGAAGGAATGTCACCTGGCCCTAATCCAAAGAATGATTCATTTTTCTTCTTGGTTTTCTTTTTCATAGAATTTATATAACTACGATAAACACCTGCTTGAGCTGTTTTACCCATTTCTTTTGCTCGTTGTTCCATAGCGACTGCTGCTTGTATTTTGTGAGCGTGGGTTTTACCACTATTTCTAATTTTACTTACTGATTTTTTTGCGTCATCTGTGGTAGCGAACTTTAATCCTTTGATTGTTCCTTTTGGATTTTCGTCCGTGTATAAATCTGAATGACTTGATGAACCTCTATGTTGTCCTTTTTTTCTTGGAATTCTTTTTGCTTCTGTTTTCAGATTAAATCGTTTTTCAATATCTTTTTTTGCTTTTGATGAGAGAGCTCTTTGAGATATTTCAATATCATTATGACTTAAGCTTCCACCAATAAAATCTCTTAATTTTACTAACTTATATTTTTTTATCAACAAATCTACAAGTTTGACTTTTTTCGCATCACTAAACTTACTTATATCGTATCGATACTTTTTGATATATTTTATATTTTCTGTTTTGTGATGTGGATATTCATCATCAACACCTTTTCTATCTGAGTCTGGTTCTGCTGATTTTTTGTTTGTAGTTTTTGTCGGTAATAACTTTTTATCTGATTTTTGTATTCTGAATTTAAGTGCAGGTCTGCCATTGATTTGTAAATCACCTTTCTCATTGTAAGTGATTGACTTAACTTTTACTTTCTTGTTTTTAAACCTACCCATCAATACAACATCACCAATTTCAATCGGCAATTCTACTTCATTGATAAGTGGTTTAACTAACCATTCTGTTAATTTATTTTTCATTTTCTTTTGTAGATTGTGATTCTTCGTTTCCATACTGATGTTTTTAATTCGTCTTGAACATCTTTTATAGCTTTTACTTTATATAATAATGACTCGTTCTTTATTAATAAACTATATACATTATCAACATCCATTTCAGAACCACCCTTTAATCTTTTTGATAAGTCTAATAATTGAGATGAAACACTCTTTTTTAGTATGTCCAAACTATATGAACCCAATCCACTTACTACAACGGTAGGATTTTTAGGGTCAAACTTGCCCTCTTTCATTTCTTCTTTCCAATTGTAGATATAACCATCAGATTTACCTGATGATTGTATTTTTAAATCTTCTTTCAGTAAGTTTTTTAATTTTACCATTTGCGACAAGACCAGTATCGAGCTTTATGTCTTGGGCCTGGTGTATCACAATTGTGTCTTGCTCTAAAAGATTTACGAGCTTTAGGGTTGGATTTTCTAATTTTCATAGTCTTACCTTTTGCTGATGTTCCACCGTGTCCAAAATTTACTTTAACAACATTACCTGCAGGATTCTTAACATAAACTTTAAATTTCTTTACATCACCTTGCATTGGTTTACCAAGTTTAACTTTTCTTCCTTGATATTCTGCTTCATTGATATCTTCTGGCAATCTCAGATATTCAAAAGTGTATCCGTGTCCTTTTCCATCCACTTCATAAAAGATTTCCATTTCTTCTTTTACACAATTAGGGACTTTTCTACCACCCTTGTCTTTCATACCGACTTGTTTGTATCCTACCCAACAAGTTCCTCTTGCTTCATTCATAGTCTTATCCTTTTTTCCAACTACCACCAGCGGCTTTATATTTTTTTGCTGCCCAACCATTTGCATATGCACTTGGATAAACATCAAACTTTTTCTTTGCCTGTGCCTTATAATAAGACCACTTTGATGGATTTGTTGGAACATTCTTTTCAAAGAACATTTGTAATTTTCTTTCTGTAACTACTTCTTTTATTGTTTCTTTTACTAATGATTTTAAGTTCATTATTGTCTCCTTCTTACTTCGTCCTGCACAATGTGCTTTTTGTGAAAATCCTTTCGGATTATTACAATCAATACTTTTTTTATACTTGTCTGACCAACCCTCTCGGTAAACTTCAAACGCTTTATTTTTTAATTTTTTCATTTCACTTGACGATAATCTTTTTTTCTTTTTACCAATCTCTCTTGGTTCGTCCAAGTGTTTTGCAAATTCTTGTATCTTCATATCTATCTCGGTGGTTTGGAATCCCAAGGCCCCCAATGTCCTGTGTCTACCATTTTCTTTGCTGCTTCCGCAGGTGTGTAAGTATAAGTCTTATACCCCTTAACTGGTATTTCACCCAATTCATAATATCTTCTTTTAGTGGTAGCGATTGCTTTTCCATTTGAAAAATCTAATACTCCACCACCCTTTTCTATCCAACAATGACCAAATGGTCTTCTGTCACCTCTCAATATGGCGACTCCGTGACACAACTTAAAATCATTGTCTCCCATTTTAGTAATAATGTAATTACCATTTGCTTGATAACAATCTCCTGCCATTATGCGCCTGTCTTTGTGTATGTTGGTTTCTTACCTTTACTTCTTTGTTTACCTTTCTTCGCATCACCACCTTTTTTCTGCGCTGCTCTCTTTCTACGAACAAATGACGCTCTTCCGTCTGGACCGAGTTTACGAGCTTTCTCGGCACTTAAACAAGCGGCATAAGCACCACCTTCTTTTCCACCACCGCATTTACCTAATTTTTGTCCTGATGAACCATATCTGTCCCAACCACCTTTGGTTGTTCCACCTGCTCCACCTTTTTTGAACCATTGTCTTAGGTCTTCTTGGGTGATAGTTCCCTCGTCAATCAAATCTGTGATTGCTTCTCTAATGATTTGTGATACTTTACTCATTACCTTAACAATATTACTTTTGTTGATGCTACCGTTACAACTTTTTTCAATGCAATACTATAAATTTGTCCAGTGACAAATCCTTTGGTTAAATTACTACCACCACCTACTGGTGATAATGTGTAATTAGTTCCTTCTTGAATGTAAAATGCAGTTGGTTTGAATGAACTTGTTGGTTCATAAGTTGTGCTTGCTGATACTTCGTATGCACTTGTGAATGCGTGAAGTCCTTCATCAAAAGCTTTTTTTGTTCTACTAACAAAAGAACCTTGTCCTCTTGTTACATCTGAAAATGCCATTTAATTTCTCCTAAATTGATATTGCTCGTTTAAACCATCCAAACAAGAATCGTTCCTGTTCGGGTTTTTTATTTACTAAATCGTAATAAAATTTTAATCTGTAACAACGAACTCTTTCTATTGAAGGTTTATAGATTTCTATTGCATTCATAGTTCCTGGTCCTAAACCTCCATCTATTGCTAAGTCTGCTCCCTTTGCATTACACGCTCGTTGTAAAATCTTTACTGCTGTTCCTCTACCTTGATTAACACACATATCAAAAAAGATATGTCTTAATTGCTCTGGTAGTTCCTCTACTCTATTCTTGTCCCAGTAATCTGCTCTGTAAATATCTGTTGCTTTCTCTTCTGTAAGGTTTTTGATATCTACGTCTGGGTAAAATCTTTTTGCTATACCGAAGTTAGTTTCTCCGCCTAAATCTTTTGGGTCGTGAACATATCCACCCTCGTGGTGTAAAGTTACTTCTATAATTTCGTCAAATGATATTAACATTATTTTCCCCTTAATATTTTTTGTTTTCTAATCCAACTTAATGCTTTTTTACTTTTGATTGGTGCTTTTACGAATTTACCCAATCCTTGCTTTACCAACATCTTGAATCTTTTCTTTGCTTGGTTTTCTGTTTTTTGTTCATTGTTATCAACAATCATAAAGTTACTTGAACCAAACAATCCTTGAAATGCGCCAATGTTTCTATTCACCTCTTTATGTGATTGTGAAACTATACTCTGTGGTAGAACTCTATCTCTGAGTTCGTTTCTTTGTAGTGCTACTTCTAATGTAGTGTTGACAAAAATCATATATGTTTGATATCCGATTTTTTCTAATTCTGCCTTTTCACCTGCAATCTTTTGATAATCATCTCCGGTTCCGTCAATAATCATACCGAGTCTTCCGTTTTGATATAATCTTCTTCGTTCTGCTGTCAAATCTTTTGCAAAGTTTCTTAACCCACTTGAATCTGGTCCATCGCCTGTTAGATTTTGGAATACTTCATCTGGTAATGAATCTAAATCAGTTCCGAATCCAAACTTGTTTAGTAAATACTTTAATTCTTTATCTGAATTAACCATTTTCATACCAGTCTGAGATACATTTACCTTATCTGGTATTCCAAATAATCCTTTTGCTATATAGGTTTTACCTGAACCTGGTCCACCTGCTAAGAATACTGCTTTGAATATACCTGGGTCTTTATATCCTTCAACTAATTCTACACGAAGTGTTTTCTTTATCCATTTCTTGTAAGCTTCTATTTCAGATAACTTGAAGAAACCTTTAAATCCACCAAGACTTTCAGTATTTGCTTGTTGGCCTGTAACGCTGGATTCAAATAGTAATTTTTTTAGTTTTAGCATATTATTCCTATATTTATATAAATCTATACAACTATAAATATAAAGTTTGAAAGTTTTATTTATAAATGAACGGGTCTCGTTTCTTTAATGCTTCAAGTTTTTTCTTTAGTTTTCTTTTTTGTTTCCAATCTTGAAACCACTTTTTTATCTTTTTAAACATCATACTCTCCTTTTAGTTTTTCATATTCTTTTGGTTTTCTAACTTTATTGATAAGATATTGTGATATTTCTGTTCTTTTGCCCAAATCTAAACCAATATATTTTAAGTAGTGTGGAATTATTGAGTGTCCAATAGGTAACATATTGTGATTACCACTTAAATATTGGTGTTTATATATTGATGAAAATATATCCATTGTGGCTGATGTTCCGTATGCTGCACAATCCATCATTCCTAATCCAAAATACTCTGCTCCACGATTTATTGGGCCTGAATAAAGAACTAATTCATCAAGCTTTTGTAATTTAATTCTTTTGATTGGATTTCTATCATAATAAACATCTGGTCTTGTCATTATGACACAATCATATTTAAAATTATTATCTAATTCATATTGTGTTTTTAACAAATTACTTCTGTGAACTAAGTAATAATACTTTGGCATATGAAACTTAATTTTATTCTCTGCTTCTCTTGATAAAAATTCATATCCTTTTGGACTTAAAGTTTCTAATATATCATCATTGATATCTGAATTTCCGTGGAACTTATATGGATAATTATCTTCTTTACGATTAGTGGTATCCCAAGTAGATACAAAGAAATCAACTTCCCAATCTTTAAAAATATGTTTTGTTATCTCCCAATATCTCATCTCACCTGATAGACAAACTGCTATTCTCTTATTCATAATTATATCCTAACATTTTTATATAATTTACAAATGGTAGATATTTTCTCTCTTCAGTTGATATCATATCTTGTCCTTGTGATTCATACCAAGAATCCCAATCTTCTTTTGCAAATACATCATAACCACATTTATAGTATTGTGCTATCGCATTAAATTCAACTGAATTGCAATACCAATAGTCAGGAGTAAAAATAGTCATTGGTTGAAATGTTAAATAATCCTTGACAATGTCGTTATTTTTTTGTATATTAGATTGTGGTAAAACTGTACTTGTTTCTTTATCTTTACCGCCCGTATCATTTAAAATTCTAACATCATTCCATTGTTCATCATCATTTCTGACTTGAATTACTTTTGTTTTAAATACCCTAATAGTTTTAGATGCCATTTTGTAGTAAGTCGTAGGTAATGGTAAATCATAATCATCAATACTAAAACAACAAACATCATACAAATACCCATTTTCTAATTCAAGTTTATTTTTTTCGTGATTCAGTTCCTCAAGAGTTGGAGCTGTAATTGTATCAAAAGAATTATTCCGTATTAATCTTAATTTTTTCATTTTCAAAAAACTCCTTTCGTATATTTCTATATATTTTTTCTTGTTGTTCTGTGTTTTCATCACTAAAATTTTCTTGTTGAATATCGTGGTATTTAATTACTTTATCTGTGATGTATTGTGGAAAAAATTCTTTAACAAAATCAAAATGATGTTTCATTGTTGGGTGTCCGTCTTGACTACCCTCATCTTGCCAAATTACTTTTTCTTTATCAAAGTCATAGTTTTCATAAACCCAATTTTCCATTACCGGATATTTGAATAAACCTAAGCAATAATCTAAAGGTTTCTTTATTTCTCCACGAGCTTCAAAATTGTCGTGATAAAAGTTATGTTTCATAGATTGTAATAACTTGTATTTAATATTTTTTGAATCTAATATAGATTTAATGGATTGTATTGCGATATAACTATCATAAACTGCTGTCTGAAAATTATAATTTTTTCCTATCGGATGTAATTTTATATTATGATGAACTAAATCTCCAATGTTATTTATATAGTAATATTTATCAACATAAGACAATCTGTTAAAACTCGTAAACATAACTATGATTGTATCATCTGATGTGAATTTGTATTTTTTGTCTGCTTTTAAAAGTCTGTATAGAATATTTTTATTGTCTGCTCCACCACAACCTAATGTATAATATTCATCAAAGTTCAATCCAATATAATCGTTCCAAGTTGGCCATTTCCAATTTGTAAAACTACAACCGAATGAAAAAAATCTTTTATTCATAGGACTTTAATTTTTTTAATATTGAGTTTGCAATCATTTTATTACCCTCTGAGTTCAAGTGTTCATCTTGAACACCTGGAATACTATCACACAATCTCAATCCTTCGTCTATGTTCGGTGCAAAAGAATTGTATTCTTTTCCGTCACGATATATCGGTATAAAGTTTTCTGGATAATGTCTTTTCAATACATCACCAACATCTTTCTGCCAAGATAATCCAACCCAAGCAGGATATGGATTCTCTGGATATGTGTGGTCTTTTAAATTTGGGTCGTGTATGGTTCTTAATTCATTACAAATACTTGTAACCTGTTTTATTTGATTCAATATAGTGTTATCTATAAACTCTTGTGTAGTAACATCTGAAATTTGTCCAGGATATTTTGTAAGCTTTTCATCATTGATATCTCTCAACCAATCTGAAAATTGAACTACTACCGTTGTAATGGAATTACTTCTTGCAATTTTTTTAGTATATTCAAGTGATTGTTTAATTGTTGTTAATTGTGAACCACCATTTGTGTATGTTCCAATGACAAATGCTTTATCTAATTCCTTTGAAACTAAATTAGGGAAGTTATTTTGTTTTCTATATTCATCTGCTTTATAATTTAAATTCTCTAAATGGTAATTATCTGGCAAAACTTTATTTATTTCATCGACACTCCAACCCTTATCGTAAAGATATTCATATTGTAGACCTGAACCCCAAGTATAACTACACCCTACGAATAATATCACTTTCCATACCTTTCAGGATACTCCACCAATATAACTGGCTTTTTGTTTTCGTATGCTTTTTTGTAAGTTTCATAGATATTAGACTTATCATAAAAGTTAATTATATCTACATAATCTAACATACTTTTAAATTCTTCTGAATAATCTGCTTTGTGTTGAACACCAGGGTCTAATGGGTCATCACTACCTTTACCAACTCTAATGATAACGTGTGAATCATAACCTGTCATATGTTTGAATTTATCCAAGTGATTAATCAATTGGTTTGCTGCGCAAATTACAAAATCCCACCTTGGATAAAATGTCACTACACACATATTTGACATACCCAATCCGACTGACATACCCATTTGAACTTCTTCAAATACTGGTGTTTCAATCATCTTTTCCATTGGCACATCTAATATTGTTGTGGACATTGGGTTTCCAGCGTAAGCTGTTTGTTGTCCTATGAATATTGTATTTGGTTTTTCTGCCAAATAGTTCATTGATTTGATTAGTTCATCTTTATAGGTTTTCATACCACTCCATTGTTTCTTTTATTCCTTGTTCAAAAGTATAGTCAGGTTTAAACCCTAACTCTTTTTCCAATCTTTCTATACTTGATACTTTGTAAGGTATTGTTGTTGGTTTGGAATTATCCCACTTTATTAATGGATTTCTTTCTGATGCGTTTAAGACCGCAAAAAGTAATTCACCAATTTCTACACCTGTTCCACTACCAACATTATAAGGTTTCATTGATTCACCCTTTTCCAATACTAATAAACAACCTTTTATCATATCTTTTACATACATAAAATCTCTCGTTACATCTGGACTTCCCCAAATTACAAATGGGTCTTCTCCACTCAAACATCTTTTAATCAATGCTGGAACAACGTGACAACTTTTTAAATCAAAATTATCATAAGGACCAAATGGTGCAGTCCCACGAGCAATTCCAATGTGCATATCTGATAAGTGTGAAGTATGTTCAATTACTTTTTCTCTATATCTTCTCATCCACCCATAACCATAATAAGAAAGAAATGGTTCTTCTAACCAAAACTCATCTTCTGAAACTGGATATTCTCTATGTGGATAAACCGTAGAACTATTTATTTCTAAAAAGTGTTTTACCTTGTGTTTGTAACTTGCCTCTAATATATTGGTAATGATATTTATGTGACTCAATCCAACTTGAAAGTCTGTTGCTACGGTAGATGGATGTAAAATATCACCTGCACAATGTATAACGATATCTGCTCCGCCAATCAATGTCATAGCATCATCAAACTTTGTCAAGTCAATGTTTTCTAATAGTTCTATTCTATCATCTTGTATTTGCATAGGTCTTTTATGTGTTGATGTTCTGACATTAGCACCTCTATTCAATAGTTCTAATATCATATTGGTTCCTACGAAACCACTACCACCTGTTACGACTACTTTCTTATTTTTGTAAAGACTCATAATATTTTATTACCCTTTTTATTCCTGTTTCTAAATCTACTTCTGGATAAAACCCATAACTATTTGCTCGTGTCATATCCATAAGTCTTTTGTTATCTCCGTTTGGTTTTTCCATATCGTATTCTATTTCTTTTCCGTAATGTGTTGCTACGATACTTGCGATATCTCTAATGCGAACTCCGTCACCACTACCTAAATTGATAGGTTCTGTAATTTTGTTTTCATAAGACATCAATATACCTCTTGCTACATCTTCTGCGTGTATAAAATCCCTTATTGGTGTTCCGTCTCCCCATACTGATAATAGTTTATCATTACATCCTTTCTTGACTAACGATGCGATTACCGTAGATTCTTCACCGAACTCATCATACTCACCATAAATGTTTGCTGGTCTGACTATTGAATAATTTTTCAATCCATAGTGAGTTTCAAAACAATCTAATTGTAATTCACCTAATCGTTTTACCCAACCGGCATATTTATCGTTTTCACTTGGAAATGTTTTCCATACATCATCTTCTTTGAAAACTTTTGCTGGCTGATAAACTCCAACCGTAGAAGTGTAAACATACCAATCAACTCCTTGAAGTCTTGCAGCTTCTGCCATATTGGTATTCATTTGTAACATTGGTGTAAAGTAATCGTTTGGTTGTTCTGCCGCTCTCTTTGGTGAACCTTTTACTCCTGCTACTTGAAACACTACATCAATGTCATCAACTAAAACTTTACATCTATCGAAATCTCTTAAATCAACTTGAAAGAAGTCAAAGTTATCTCCCCAATACTTTTCTTCTAAGTATCTATCGTCTAATCTGATATCAGTCCCTCTAACATAATATCCCTTTTCTAAACACATATCCACTAAATGTTTTCCTACCATACCTGATGCGCCTGTAATTAATATTTTAGTCATATAATCTCTCCAATAGTTTTATCTTTTTTGTTTTTTGTTTTCCCATATTTATAAATACTTTTTGATTGTGTTCTAATACGGGTAATATTTCTTCCCACCAATCTTTCAATTCTTTATCTGATTTATTTCTAAATTTATCTAATTCATCAAATATCATTTGCATTCTTTTTAAATCATCTTCTTCTGTATCGTATTGTTCATTAATAAACGGGTGAAATGTTTTAAACCCAAATTTTTTCAAAAACTTCAAACTATATGGTGTGGACATTATAATAAATGGATGCAAATTTATTAATGGTTTACATATCTTTTCACTAAAAAAATTCAATCTTCCATCATATATTGTTTCAGAAACTATACTTAAAAATGTTTCTTGATAATGTTTCCAATTAGATGAAAATGAAGTATCAAATCCTTGTGTGTCTTGTAAATTTTTTGTATCCAATTCTATCTTTGGTAAACCATTTAACTCTACACTACTATTCCAATATTGTTTTGGTAAAATATCTTTCGGTATATCACCACGAAAAGAATTTTTTAAGAAACTTAAATTATTTTTATCCCATAAATTATTGTGTTGAAAATATGAAGCTATCGCATTTCTGTGTGGTCTACCACAATTTCTCAAATAACACAAAAAATGCTTTGACTTATTATCAATATCAATATCTTTACTTTCTCTACGATAGAAATCATAATCAAACTTATCTAATTTTCTGTGATTGTCATTTTCTATTATTTTATTTAGTTCAAAAGACAACGAATCAAAATGGTGTGTAGAATTAAAAAAATTAATTGGTGTCTTATTATTTTTTTCACAAGTTAATTCACAATGTAAAATGTAAAAATTAGAAAATTTAATTTCATCTTCTCTTAGTTTACAAGTTAAACTATACCACTCATTAAAAAACTCTATATCTAAATCTCCCTCTGCTTCATAACTAAAGATAACTTTGCACCTATTCTGATTAACTAAATCTGATACTTTCTGTGGTAGTTTGAAAAAACCACTATATATGGCGTCTTGTGTTACACACTCTACTAAGTAAATGTAGTTTGTGTTTTCATCTATATTGTCAATATCAACTTCGTTCACTTTAAAGTTTTCTTTTAACTCACTACTATAAAATGCACCTTTTACACATCTCATATAATGTCCGTTGTGAGTGTCGTAAAAATCTTTATCACTATTTATAATGTTTAAAATATTACCCATTTACCTGTTCCGTAATGTGGATATTTTGACCTGTATTCATAATAAACTACATCATCAGGAACATCCTTTGATTTATTCCAAGTTGCTTTTGTTGGTGTTTGTGTTGAAACTCCATTATTTTCTACTACAAAATACAATGGTAAATTAAAGTTTCTGGCATATTTATGGACTTCATAAAATATACCTGTTTCAAAAGTCATATCACCAACGAAACACCATACTTTCTGCTTTGACTTTTGTTTCTTTAATCCGATAGCAGTTCCAAGTGCGATAGGTAATACACCTGTAACGATTGCTGATGAATAAAAGTTGTGGTCAAGATTACACAATGATATTGACTTACCCTCTAATATTTTATTCTCTATCCACTCGGGTGTTAATCCGTGAAGTAGAGCGTGGTAATGACTTCTCCAAGTAGAGAACACATAATCATCTTTATCAATGACTGAAAATATTTCTATCAATTCATCTTCATTACCATTTGACAAATGAACTGGCGCTCGTATTTGTCCGTCTTCCCACAAAGATACAATCTTTTCTTCAAAGTCAATTAAGTCTTGTTTTGTAAAATTTATATCTCTAACTTTTTTATAGTTATTTAGATTTTTCAATATATCTCCCATAATCTACATTATCCCAAACTCTTTCGTGTATATAGAAAAACAATATACCTGTTAAATTCATTATTATTGCATTCCAAAGTGGTATTTCAGTTAAACTTACTGCCAATATAAACCAAGAATTTAGAAAAGCAATAACTCTCCAACTGACTGACTTTGATGTTGAGCGTTTTTTTGTTTCTCTAAACTTCATCTTCCCAACTTACTTCCCAATCTTTAAACTCTGCTGCGATACAATCTACTTTGTAATCTTTTCTACCACCGACCACTTCCATAATTTTATTGATAGCTGTATTTCTGATTCCATTAAGTCCGTGTGTCAACATCAGATTATCACTACCCTTTTCACCTTTACGAACTTGTGATTCATTATACCAAATGTGTGCATTCATTTGTGACAATACTACGATTGCTCTAATGACATCACCTGTAATCTCACCTTTATGTTCTTTTAAAATCATATCGATATCGTGAACCATATCTTGCATTTCACTTGCATAATTCTTTTTATTTTCAGGTATAAATACCTCTTTTAATTGATGAATACTTAATCTATCAATTAATTCGCCTAATGTTGGCAACCATTTTCTTTTCATAATATCTCCTTAAAAAATTCTTGTTCTGAAAGTCCTGGTTGAATTGTCATTCGACACCAATTTTTTCTGAATCCATACTGATGTAATTTACAATACTTGACTAACACTTTGTGTTTATCAAAAATTTCTTTTGTTTTTTTGTTATCGTCTTGGTTATTGAAATGTATCCAATTACAATTTGAATCTACAACCTCATAATGTTTTAACATTGAAACCACTTTCTTTTTTTCTTCCACAACTTCTTTAATATAAGTATCAACCAAGTGATGATTATTCAATAAAAATTCGCAATACTTCAAAGATACGCCTGTGATTTCATACATTTGTCTAAATTTTGATATAGGTTCTATTGTATCTTTATGTGCAAATGTCATACCAACTCTACAACCTGCTGCACCAAACCCCTTTGAAAAAGTTCTGGTTACTATTAGGTTTGGATACTCGTCAATATATTGTATCATACTTTCCTTACCACTAAACTCTATATATGCCTCATCAATCAATACCATTTTACCTGTATCCAATAGTGGTTTTATTTCTTCAAATGTTTTGTAATCACCAATTGGACTATTCGGATTTGCCAATACAATCAAATCAGTATCATCATCTACAAAACTTAACATATTCTCTATTGAAAACTCTAATGTATCTACATCATAGTTTATTCCTCTATAAGGACAATTGTATAAAGATGCGTAAACTCCATACATAGGAAATGAAGGCTCAGATGTAACGATATTGCCACAAGTTGTGAAGGTTTCAAATATAGACTTGATACCGACATCCGAGCCATCACTTAAAAATAAATTTTCTGTGTTGACATTATAAAATTCACATATTTTTTCTTTGAAGTTTTTTGTATTTGGATAATATGCAAAATCCTCTTGTTTTAAACTTCTTATAAATTCTGTATAATAAGGTTCTGGAATTGGTTGTGAACGCTCTGATTGATTTAAAATAAAATCATATTCAGATTTATCAGTATAATCAAAGATTCTATTTACTCTATGTAGGTGTGGTTTCATAGTCTTACTCTTGTTCCCTTTTTGATATCCGAGTCAGGTTCTACTTGTAAGTAAGTCAACATTGGTGTAATTTCTTTATAAGAACAATTTTTACAATGTGATGTTGGATTGTTTGTTTCGCAACCTTTTTTTACATTTTGATAATCTTCCATTTCTCTAATTTCATCTATTGTGTTTGCAAATAAGTTACCAAATGGTCTGGCACCTGTATTCATACAACACATTTTAACGTGTCCTTCTACCGTAGTGTATAATCCATTCTGAACCCAATAACAATCAGGAAAATCCCATTTAGATTTACCCATTATTTGTTCACTCCAATTCTCTTTCAAGTATTGTAAATCTTTTTCTTTATAACCTGATGTAGCTATATCATCTGCCATTAATTCATCTCCACTCCAAATAGTCGCTATGTTTAATCTTAATTCACCTAAGTTATGTTCTTTTCTTAATTTATCTATCTTAGGTATGTCGTGAACATTGTAAGCATTTACAACATAATTTACAACTACATTACAATCAAGTCTATCTACTGATTTAAATTCTTCAAGAAATCTCATCAACTTACTCCACTTTGCTGGTGCTCTATCTCTTTCGTAATGTTCTTTATATCCATCAATAGACAAATACAACATATCAACATATTTCATACACTCACGAAATTTATCCTTTATCTTATATTGACAATTCGTTGCTACGATTAAAAAACAATCTGGAAAAGTTTCTTTGAACATTCTACACACTTCATCAAATTGTGGGTGCAACATTGGTTCGCCCATACCCATAAGTTTTGCTTCTTTGATTGGGTGGTGTTTTATTCCATCTAATAACTTACCCCAATTCTCCAATGACATATGTTTAAGTGGACCAATCACATCACTACGATTACAAAAACTACAATCTAAATTACAATAGTTTGTTGTTTCTAAATATGCATATGTAATCTTATCCACTAAGATATTCCTCTAAATATTCTGGTGTTCCTAATTCATAAATCTTATCTACCATACAAATTCCAACTTTTTTTCCGTCACTAATCGCCCAATTATAAACTGGTGCTACATAAAACTCATTGTTTGTTCTACTGTTTTGTTCTATCATTTTTTCTGCATACTTTACAAAGTCACTACCTCGTTTCCAATAGTAATATCCTGCTGTTGCGTTGTTTGATATAACTTTCTTTTCTGCTACTTCTTGGACATATCCGTTGTCAAGTGTTCTGGCATAACTCCAATCTTCACTATCACCCCAAAAACAAGGTATGTATCCGTCAAAATGTTCTGCTATTTCCCACATTTCCTCTGGATTGTAATCTATCATTTGGTCTGTATTGAAACTTAGCATTGGTGTATCGTTGTCTATGATATCTTTTGCTTCCAATAATGTTTGTGCTGCTCCCTCTGTTACATCTTCTAAACAAATAACTTTATATTCTGTATGTCCAATAATGTCATCAAATATTCTGAAATCATACTTATCAAAGTCCTCTTGTAAACAAATCAATATAAATTCATAATTACTATCAAATTCTATATTAAGATTTTCAATTACTCGTTGTATCATTGGTTTTCCATTTACATCTATAAATGGTTTTGAGTCCGTGTATCCTTGTTCCGTGAATCGTGAACCTCGTCCTGCCATTGGGACTACTATATTAAATTGTTGTTTCATTTATTATTCCGTAAAATTTTGTTATTATTCTTTCTATACTTTTACACTCAATAAATAAATCTCTATTGTGTTGTAAAGTATCTCTATTGTCCCACATTAAATCAATTAGATAATCTTTATCCATATTCATAACTTTGTCTATTTGTTTAGCATTTGCCTTAAACTTATCTAAATCTGATGTTAGTTCGTCATAACTTTCATCAAACAACCAATCAAAGGATTTATAACCATATTTTTTGAAATACTTTATTAAGTGTGTGTGGCCAAACCACAATATCGGGTGATAATGTAAGACTGGACTAAATGTTGATTGATTTATAAAGATATAATTTTTTTTGTCTGGCAAAGAAGGGTTTACCCAAGAAAACAAACTATCTTCATAAACTGAATTATCTATCGGTTCATTTGATATATGGTGTTCTCCTTTGTTATATACTATATGGTCATTTGAACCTATGACTAAACTCTTTTCATATTCAGATGATTTAATTGGTATATCTTTTGTTATTCTTTCTATCATATCATAATGTGTTAAAACAACATCCTTTGACTTTTTAGATAAGTCCTCTACTCTTCCTCTATAATCAAAAAAGTTATGTGCTTCTGGTATTCCCTCTTTTTCAAATACTCTATGTTGGACTAACGAATCATTGATATAATTTTTTTTATACAAATAATATAGCATATTATCTCTATATGGATGCCAAGTTCTATGAATTCTTAATAGAGTATGTTTTGATTTTCTTAAATTTTTAAAATGTTCTTCAATCGGATAATCAATGTTTAATTTATCATTTCGGGCTACTGATTTAAATGGTTGAAATTCTGTTATGTTATCAAAAATAACATTTGGTTTCACACCTTTAAAATCATATTTTTTTTCATTTTCGTATCCAAGTAAATTACTTTGTGCAATTATAACCGAGTTTGTTGGTAATTTGTAATCTATCAGAACACTTCTAAACATTTCATACCAATTTCTATATTTATCCGCAGGTTTTTCATCTTTTCTAAAGTCATCTGCTTCCCAACCAAAATACAAAAATATAAAGAATTTACCCTCTTGCATTTTTCTTAATACCTCTTTGTTTCTAAAAAGTTTGTCAAAAAAGTTAATTCTAAATATTGAGTAAGAGTTTGGGTGTTCAGACACTCCGTGCATTTCCATTTCCATTATTACTTTTTTATTGCTTTTCATCGCATTTTGGAAGCTTCCTGTATTCAGTCTTTTATAACTTTTTAGGAAGTCTACGACATCTTTTCTGTGAAAAGTCTTATCTGTTTGTATGTGATTAGGACCAAACTTATAAAAGTCAGGATTTAGCCACTCGTCCTTTAAAACACGACCTCTACCGCAAACAATTTGCGCATCTCCCTCAATAACTTTATCATATCCGAAAGTATTAGATTCTAATGTAAAATCCTTTGGATAAGTTGTTATGTAGAAGTTATCTATTAAGTCTTTTAGTATATGTATATATTTCATTATTTTCTTATTGCCCAACTCAATGGTGTTTCTTCATACTTTAAACCATTTTCTTTACAAAATTTATTTACCGCTGATTTCACATCATCAAAATTAATATCATCTCCTGCCATCATTCCACCTTTTTTTATTTTTGGCCAGAAATTGTTCATCAGTTCATATAATGCATTTTGTTCATTTATTCCGTCATTATAAAACATCATCAAACTATTATCTTCGTAAAAATGGTGTGAGTAAAAAGCATCACAAATAATTAAATTAACATAGTCATCAACACCACACGCTTCAAAGTGTGATTGGACTATCATTGACATAGGTGCCGTGTGTCTACCTTTGTGAAATCTGTAATCAACAATTGCTTTTGGTTGCATACCTGCTCTCATAGAAGGTTCAAGTTGTTCAAATGTATCAAATGTATCAAATTTTATATCTTTACCACTATTTTTAATTAACTCACCCATATAACAAGCTGATTGTCCGAAGTAAGTTCCTAACTCAACAACCTTATCTCCGTCTTTGCAATTTTCAACCACTTCTTTAAAAATCCATTGGGCGTCATTTATCCAACCTGGAACATCTTCCCAACTTTTCATCTGTATCTTGTTGTAGTCATCTTTTGCCCACGAACAATCAGTCAAAGCGGCATCAATATGCTCTTGTATTTCATTGTATTCAAATTTAGTGTAATTGTAATCTTTTAGTAATTTACTCATTTATCTCTCTCCGATAATATTGGGTTATTTATTGGCCAATTTATTTTTAACATTGGGTCGTTCCACTTGACTGATATTTGGTCTTGCCAATCTACATAGTCGTTTGGATAGGATTGTGTATAATGAAATACACACTTTTTTGATAAGCATAAATGTCCATTTAGAAAACCTGGTGGAACTAAAACGCTTTTCATATTTTTGTCGTCAAGTGTAAAACTATCCCATTGTAGATAAGTTGGACTATCTTTATCATAATCCACCACAACTAAATAAAATGCACCATACACACAAGTAATGTGTTTCCAAGTTTCATTGTCTCCGTGTAATCCTCGTAAAACATTTTTACGAGAACGTGTAAACTTTGATATTTTATTTTCTGGTGTATTCATTGAGTGTTCCCAATGTGTCCACATTGTTCCACGATAGTCCGTATGTGGTTCAGGCGTATAAATCTCTACACCCTCTAATTTTGATTCTTCTATCTTATAATTAAAGCTCATACTGAATGTCCATAACTTAGTGGGAATGCATTTCTATATCTTGAACTTTCTTGTGGAACTATCATTTTGTATGCTTGTATCAATTCTGCAATTCCATCATCAATACTATATTTTGGTTTCCAACCTGTTGCTTCTATCTTTTCATTACTAACGACATAATTTCTTTTATCAGGGTCTTCAAAATAATCTGAATAAGTAATTGATGTATTTGGTATTTGTTTTTGTATTCTTTCTACTAATTCTTTTTTATTGATATTAGTATCCGATAATCCTACATTGAATATCTCACCTTGATATTTATCATAATTTTCAATCATAAATTCAAATGCACTACTTACATCTTGTATATGAATAAAATTACGAACAAACTCGTGCTCAAATAATGTAATGTATTTATCTGTTAGTAATTTATATACAAATTCATTCGCTAGTAAGTCTAATCTCATACGACTTGATGTTCCAAACACCGTTGCTAATCTGAAAACTATCCCATTACTTTCTCGTAGTATGTAATCTTCTGCTTCACACTTCGTAACTCCATAGTGACTGATTGGTGTCAATTCATTTGTTTCATCTACCATACCATCCACTCTACTTCCATAACCACTATTAGTGTTTGGATATAAAATCTTTTGGTCTGGTGTCAATGTATTAACTATATTTTGGATTTGTGTAGTATTGATACTTGTTGCCAATTCTTTATCTTGTTCACAACTCGGAAACCCTACTAATGCTGCTAATGGAATAATCACATCACATTGTTCTACAATGTATTTTAGTCTATCCCACTCACGAACATCACCATAATGATATGTAAAGTTCTCGTGATGACATAAGTCAACTAATGATGTTTGGTTATACATCAAATTATCATATACGATTACTTCGTGTTTCTTTAGTAGATTTCTTGTTATGACTGAACCTAAGTATCCTGCTCCGCCTGTTATTAATATTTTCATTTTAACTCCTCAAATAAGTTTTTATAATTTTGTTCTCTATTTTTTCCATACTTCATAAACAAATTAAAGTTATGAACTAATATATCTTCCATACTCCAATACCAATCGTGAACTTCTTGTTTGGACATTTTACTGAATTTGATTATTTCCTTCTCTATCAATTCAAATCTTTTTGCATTATCTGTTTCCTTGTCATAACTTTCATCAATAAATCCGTCAAAGGTTTTGAATCCAAATGATTTAACAAACTCTAATGTATTTGGACTACCAACTAATAATACCGGCTGAAAAAAACCAAATGGTTTCCATACTTTCTCAGAAGCGTATCCTGTTGGATTTAGGAAATCTGTTTCTGTTGTAATGTTTAGATATGAATCTAAGTATGGTTGTTTGTTTTCCCAACCATATCCGTGAGTGACTCCATCTTTTGCCTCCATAGCTATTGGATAATCTACCCATTGATATTTCATTTCTTTTAATTCTCTATAATCCTTGTAATACTTTTTTTGTTTATTTTCATTTAATAATTTATCAACATAATAAGGTGTGGTTGGGCCGTCAAAAGTTAATTGATAACTAACACCATTTCCCTTTAATAATCCACAACTATTTAAAACACACAGTGTCGCTAATCTATGTTCTCGTTGTCGTCTGTTCATTGATAATATTGTATTTTTTCTTAAAGTTGATTTGGAACCTTTAAACTCTTTTAATGAAATTGCAGAACCCACATATTCTTTATAATCGTTTGCCATAGTATAAATCTGATTACTATTGAGAAGTCCATTAATTTCATTTGACTTTTCATACAACGAGTGACAAAATACTATTGTTTTAAACTGTGGGGTTTCAGCGATTTCTTTACACCAATCATTATATCGTTTTTCTACTAAAAAATCATTGACAATTACAATAGAATTTCGTATATTTAATCTCTTGATATTATAATGTATCGCATGTATAATATTGTCAGTAATAAACGACTCTTGTAAATAGCAAATACATAAATTCAACACTCCATTTTGTAAAAACTTTAAACTTTTTTCCCCTATATATTCAAAAACTGATTCATATTTATCATTGGTTTCTGGATTGACTGCCGTAGCATTTTGAGCAGAACCAAATCCCTCAATCAGATAGTATCCACTAAATGTTTCTGTATCATCTTTTATAGTATCAACACTTTTTAGTGATGAGTATTCAGTATGTCTCATATCACTTGGATAAACTGCTGGCTCCATATTAATCTCTACCCTAAATTTAGTATCATTAAAATTTGGTGTATAATACTTTACAAATTTTTCTGGTATTCCGTTTGGTATATGTATTCCGTCCACAACTCTATCGTAGTAAAAGTTAATCATGCTTAACTTCCTGTATTTCATCATCTGATAAATTATAAACATCTATAACTTTGTCAACAAAATCTTTTTGTTTCTTTGTCATACTTTTACAATATTCATAGACAAAGTGTCTATTTTCTAACAACTTGGAAGCGTGTCCAAAATTAGAACCACCAAACTCAACTTCACGATAAGGTCCTGATATTCTTACAAAGTTTGTTTTTATCATAAAATTTTCCATTAATTCTGCTAACTCTAAGTTATTATTTTTAAAATCTTTTTTATTTTTTCCTAATTGTATCACATCATCAACATTGTGTTTTTTTATTTTTTCTATATCCCAAAAGTCTGTTATACTTGATTTTTCTAATATCATATTCAATATTATCATATGAGAGTATTCTCTTGTAGATATCCCAATTCCATCTGGTGATAACCACATAACATTGAGTCTACCCCCAATACCATTATCAACATCAATCAGTTCCCAATTATTTGTAATGTTCAATGTAATCACTACATACTCCTGCTATATAACTTGGTAATTCTTCATCTTGTGGTGGCATAACACATATACTTTTCTTTGTTAATCGGTTTCCCCAACTTGACCAAAAGTATCCCTTTGTTGTTAAAGCTACTTTGTCTTGGTCGTGTGAAAAACAATGTATGTCTTTGTCTTCACTCATATTATAAAATGATATCATATCTTTTGCGTGACACCATATTCCGTCTTGTCTTAAAAACTCATAATCAATGTCATATTGTGGTTGGTCGTGTCCTAATGCTAACATACCACTTTTGTAACCCCAAATATCTACCTCTACATTGTATCCTAAGTCTAATGCTTTTTGAATGTAGTCTGGATGATTTTCCTTTTCTATATCTGGACCATTGATATTTCCTCTGTGTGATATTAGTATCATAGTAGTTCCAACACTTTATCTACATCATCTGGCATATCAACTGCTTGTGTTGTTCCAAATGTTTCTACCATCTTTACATTTATTCCTAATTCTAAAAACCTTAGTATTTCAATATCCTCATCTAACTCTAATGGTGTCTTTTTTAGTTCGTAAAATTTATTTAATTCTTGTTTCGTAAATGCGTAAATACAAACTTGTTTGTATGTATTTTTAGATACTCCCAACTTTGTTCCTGGTATTGGACTTCTTGACATATAAATTAAATCATTTTTAGTATTAACGACTACTTTTGGTATATTTCTATTTGTAGCTTCTGCTGAATCAAAACGACTCATACAATTAACAACACTATCCATATTTTCTAATTTACAATCAATAACTTTTTGTATATCGTTTGGGTCCAACAATGGTTCATCACCTTGAACATTTACAATTATATCTGCTTCCAATAGTCTTGAAGCTTGAGCTACTCTATCTGTTCCTGTTGAACAATCTGTTGTCATAATATATTGGTATCCATAGTCCTCAACAACATCTGATATTCTCTCATCATCAGTCGCTACGAATACATTTTCCTTACCTAATGTTTCACAAGCTATTTCCACTACCCTAATTATCATAGGTTTCCCATTTATGTCAGTCAAAGGTTTTCCAACAAATCTCGTTGAGTTGTATCTGGCAGGAATAATAATTTTAACTTGTTTCATTTTTTAGTTCCCATTTTTCAAAATCAATTAGTTTAATTTGTTTATCGTTAGTTAAAATCCATTGTGGACCAGATACATTTTTAAATATCCCCAATTCGTTTATTTTTTTTGACTCTTCTTCTGCTAACTTTTCCCCTAATTCTATTGTTTCTTTATCATCAGTTAAATCAAAAGATGTTCCGTCTATGTATTCCATAATAAATGCCATTTCTAATTTCCCATCAACTTCAATGTAATCACAAGTTATAGGTTCAGGTATAGAAATGTTATTTTTATATAACAACATTGCTATTTTTATTTCATAAAATACATCACCATAATTTTTACATCTTGGGTGTTCACGATTTTGACGAATTAATTTAGCAGAATATTTATCTGAAATTTTAAAAACTCTATGAACTCCGTCACCACTCTCACCTATGCATATTGGATTTTCATAAGTTTGTAAAGATGTTCTTTTTATATTAACGAAAAAGTCTTCTGCATTTATTCCTCTATCATCTATGAAGTAATCTCCGTTGTGTCCTTTAAAACACAACTCGTGATATTTTACTCCCCACTCTTTTAATTGTTGTTCTGTAATTGGACGATA